GCCCTTGCGCTTGTCCGCGTCATGATAGATTATCGCAAAGTCTTTGGCGCGGGTGTATGTGATGCCGTCCTTGTCGTAGCTGTCTTTGTACACTGTCGGTTTTTTCGGCGCGGATTTGATGTCGTATTGCCCCCACTCGTTAGGTATGCCGAGATAAGGAGTAGGGTCTACGGATTCACCGTTTTTGCGGACCTCAAAGTGACAGTGCGAGCCGAAGGAGTAGCCGGTGTTGCCCTCGATTCCGACCACGTCCCCCGCCTTGACCTTTTGACCTACTTTGACTTTGCGGGAAGCCATGTGACACATAAAAATCTTAAGTCCGTCCGGCGTGTCGATGCGAATGTAGTTGCCCCACTGCCATGTGAGATTAGACTTGTCCGTGATGATTGTCGACGAGCCGATAACTCCGTCACAAGGCGCAACAAGCGTTTTGTCCGTGCCGCTGAGGTCTACGCCCTTGTGATAGTCTCGCTGTCCGTTGAGCGTGCGCCAGCCGAAGTGTGATGTGAGTGTGACCTTGCCGCTCTTGTAAGGCAGATTCATTTTCATTTTGCGTTACCTCCGTCGTGCGGCGGTTCTGTCGGCAGTGCCATGACCTCATTGTAGAGCTGTGTTGCAACGTCGTTGCCGTGTAGCGCGTGATAAGCCGCATAGGCGCGTTTGAGTGCTTCTTTTGCATATATGGGGCAATATCCCCTGTCGAGATACTTGTCGTGATTGCGGATTATCTCTGCGCGAAGAAGGCACTTTAATCCTTCCTCGAGCGCGCTGTCACGCCTTTTGCGCAGCTTGATGTATGTAACAGCCCACGTTACCGCTCCGCCGCATACAAACGGCACCGCCCATTTTACAATTGTCTCTATTATCATTCACACCTCCGCAAAGTACGTTGCGTCGTTAAATCCTGTCGGTACGCCATCGGCAAGCGCAACGTATACCGTCGTGCCGTCCGTGTAGTGATACCCCATCTTTACCGTCTTGTCCGTGAGCCAGTACAGCGGATTATTCATCGTGCCGAGCGCGGTCGGGTCTTCAACGAGTTCCCACGCAAATCCGGCGCTTGACGTGTACATCGGTTGCCATTTGTAGCCGACTTTCGGCTCTACCGTCGGCGTGGGAGCCGTCGCTATCGTGTCGAGCAGCAGCTCAATTTTTCTTTCGTTGGTCAGTGGTTCCGGCGTTTTCTCCTGCTCCAAAGCTGCCGCCTGACACTCCGCTATTTCCTCCGCCGTCATTTCGCGGATTACTCCGTTTTCGCAAATTTTCATTTAGGTTTCCTTTCTTTTCTTGCCCTGTACGATTATCCAAGTTCCCGCGCCCCATGTATTGCCTGCGGTTTCTGCGTATAAATGTATGCTTGTTATGCCAGCCGGTTTTATCGTGTTTACAGATAGCGATTGAGCAAAATTTTTTTCACCCACCGTGAGAAATTGCGTTATGGCGTTGGCATAATTTTCGCCATATCCGTCATATTTCGATGGGGTTATAGCGTAATATCCATACGGCATATTTTTGCAATGGAATGTATATTGGCATGTCTTTCCGGCTGCAAATAACAATCCCGATATTTTCTTTCTTTGTATCGCGGTGTTTTGATTATTGAGATACAAAAATGCGTTTGACCGCGCAGTGTTTCCACTTCCTCCAACGGAATAAATAAACAGGACACATTCATCGAGATTAAGGTTGTTGCCGTTCAAATCTTTGTCAATTGTAATAGCGGATGTATCTTCCGTGATTGCTACGTGCGCTACAACTTCATACTCATCTTTGTCCAAATCCGCCGCTTCCCACTCCGTCGGTTTGCCTGTGGTATCAACTGACTTAATTTTGATAATCTGCCCGACGGCTGCCGATGTTATACCGAGCGAGTTGTCTCCGCCTTGCGGTAGTTCCTGCGGGACTACAATTCCGTCTTCCCCAACGCCGAGGATTTTTCCCGCGTTGCCCGCGCCTTGATTTTTGTCGAGTTTTTTCTCACGAGCCGTGACATCAGCCAAAGTTTTCCCGTTTATTGATTTTATTTCTGTCTCTGCCATTTTAACCTCCTATCTGTAAATTTCCCGTTTCTTCGTTGTAGGTGATGTTAACGCTTGTGCTCATTGCTTCCTCGGAATAGGTTAACGTTGCGGGCGTAGTGCTATTATCTATCGTCACCTTGCGGACTTTTTTACCGCTTATATCATCAAAGCATGCCACCATCTTGCCGTCTTCAGCAGTCATATCAATGGTTGATATGCTATATTCTTTTCTATCTATGGCGTCATATAGTAAGACAACACCATTGTTAATAAGTGCTTCCATTGTGCCGGGGTAGGCAAAGACTGCCACACTTCCGTCACTATTTACAGATTTCGTAAATTTCTCATAATCAGCTTTCTCATAATATTCAATTCCCGCTATTGTCGGCACGCCATCGTTAGGAGTTAATACGATAACTATACCTGCATTTGGAGTATCAAATCTAAGACGTGTGTTTCCGTCTATGACTTCCGTCAGTAATAATGGTAAAAATGTTTTGGAACCCTTATAAAACTCCGTAAAAGCATACATAGCCGCTTTTGCATTAAGAGCCTCATATATTTCCGCGGCAGTTTTGTCGGCAGAATAGGTGGTTTGTCCGCTGCCGTCATTTGTTGCTGTAACTTTGATGTAAAAAACGGAAGAGCCGCCACCGCCCCCCTGCGCGGACAGCACGCCGTTTTCGTCCACCTCCAGCCCGTCTCCGAGCGTGGAGAACGGCTTGTTCTGCACCGCCTCCCATGTGGGGGATGTGATGCTCTCGAGCATTGCTATAATCTGCTCGTATACATCGGGCGACGGGTCTGGTATAGGCTGACCGAGATAGTCCGCGATACTGTCTTTGACCTTGAGACAGCACGGACGTGTGGTTTTGGGCACACTCGGTTTTTCCGCAGAGCCTGCCTGTATCCCGACAAATATACGCCTGTGTTCTCCCGCCATCATAGGCACGCCGCATGAGTTTCCGCTCATCACAACCGCCTCATAGCTTCCGTCCTCACAGACAAAGTACACAGTTTTGACCTTGTCCTGCCACTCTTCGTCAAACTCAAATTCCGCGACATAGTCCGAGTTGTGAGATATAACGTCCTCGCCGGCCGTGATTGTAGGCACTCTGTCACGCACCGTGATGTGTATTGTGGTTAGCATTCATTTTCACCTCCTGTGAGCGTGATGAATTTCCTAAGTGTGGTTAAGTCACTGTAGGATAGTTTGATATCCTCGTTTTCCGTTATTTCTATCGGCAGTTCGGTGTCTCCGAGGTCAACATCAAGGTTCATAAGCTCATTGAATCTTTGGCTGAACTCAGCTTCCGTTTCCGCAATAGGTTCATATCTGCCGTTTTCGAGCCTGCAATACTCGCCGAGAATTCGCATTCGCTGAACGTCGTAGAACTTCATCTGCGCTTCTATCTTGTCGAGAAAGCCGAAGAGCCTATATAACGTTTTCAGCGACAGGTTCTGCGCACAGAGTTTTTTGAACGCTTCCTGCGCATAGATTAAATCTGACATTTTCATGTTATAGTATCTCCTTTAGGGTGCTGTTGTTTGAGATGAGTTGTCACCAAAGATTATTTTTTCGACATATAGCGTTTTGAAATAGTTTTGCACACCTCCTATATCCCAATATCCGTTACCTCCGGGGATTATTTTCCTGTTAGCTGTCTGCACCTGCAACTGATAGTTTGTAGACGAACTGTCTGGGTCTATAAAATAGATAAACGAACCATACAATTCAAGGAACGCCGCCATTCCCGATATTGGAGACTGTACACCGACTTGAACAACGCCGTTTTGTGCGCTCATCTTTGATGTGACAATAGTGTAGTTCTCGTTTTCCGCAAAAAATACCTTGTTGACATAAAGGTTGTCTGTGGTGACATTGCCGCCGTCTATTGTTGTTGCACCGCTTGTTGACAGGTCTGTAAACGTTACAAGTCCGTTGAAATTGATATCAGCCGATGAAATTTGAACATTTCCGCTTTTCAGAGATATTGTAGCCTTGCCGCGCGAAGTTTTCTGAACGAAACACTTTATCTTGAAGTAGTCGCCGTTCTTGTGTACGCTTGAATCTTTGATGTACTTGAACGTAATGTAGTGATTTCCCGACGGCACTGTCATGGTCAAGTCAACGTAACTCGAACTTGATTCATTTTCGCCCGAGAACGCTTTCTTAACGCCCGTTGTGTCAGCGGTATTGCTCATTTCAAGCGCAGTGTCAAGACTAGAGACAATACCATAGTCGTGTTCGGCTTCTCCGTATGAGATGCAACGTATAGTGATAGTAGTTGACCGCGTAAAGTTAAACTTAAAACCGCCATACGAATAAGAACTATGCACACCTGCGTTTTGAGAAGTGTAATATCCGTCCGAAGTTTTTGTAAAGTCATATTCGTTGTCAGGAACTGCGGGAATACCATCAATATTTGGGTGCTGGTCATAAGTTCCGACTTCTTCCGCGGACGTGCTTCCCGCAGTTTCCGTAGCGGTAAGGTCAAGCGCGTTCGCCGAAAGACGTATAGATGAGCTGTCGGCATTTGCAAACAATGTCAGCAGAGCGCGGACGTTTGAACCGATTGTTCCCGAGCCGTAGGAAGCCGATAGGGATATTTTTGATTCAATGCCTTTCTCGGTTTTTTGTATAAGCTGTTCGATTGCCGTTGTTGTGGTTATCGTGCTTCCGCTTGACACCTCAACGAATTTGCCCTTGACAGCAGAGGTAATAGAGGCTTTGCCCTCCTGCGTGTTCAGATAACTCTCTACAGCTGTAGACAAATCCGTGTCGCGTAGCATTGACTTCTTGATTGCTTCAAGTTCACGCTGCTGTACCGGCTCAATCTCGCGTACCAGTCCGCCCGTTGATTCATACTCAACCTTGCCGAATCCGTTCCATTTGATTGTTTGGGAGAATATCGGGAGCGTTTTCACCTCGTCATAATCATTAACTACAGTGATAATGTCTCCGCATTTAATTTCGGGATACCATTCGGCACGTACCGCAATAGGAGAATAAGCAGGGAAGAGTGAAGCCTTTGCAAAAATCGCGTTCACATAAGGTTGCTGCGTAGATATCTCCGTGTCGTTCTCGATGTACAGAAACGGATTGTCGCTGATAACATAAGTGTTTGTTCCCGTACCCGCAGTCACGAGCTGGTCTCCATAAGAAGTGTAACATTCGAGTTTGCCTATAACGGGAGTTTCAAATTCACTCTCGCTCATCTCAAATCGGTCTGTTTTGAGAATTTTGTAGGAGTTTGTTGTAAATGTGTTTAATTCAACTTTGCCATCCGCATTTACTCTCGCATAACAGCCTGCCGCTTCCGCAATCCACGCAAGCACTTCACGCGCCGTGTAGTCCGAGGTTGAGAACGGATTGAAAGTAAAGTTTTTTGTAGAGTTTGTAAACGTTGTTGTTTCAAGTTCAACACCTACGGATGTACAAAGCGAAGAGAGAACCGCGCCGAGAGTTACGGGAAATGTCAAGTTTTCGATGAAATCCGAAGCAGAAACTTCAAACTTCTGCATACGGTCATAAGCGGTAAAGTCTATGAGCTTGCCGCGAACTTTGTCGGGTCTCTCGCCTTTGAAAACGCCGACCGTCACATACTGAAATGCCGCGCCGACCTTAACGCCTATTTGCAAAGTAAATTCCTGTGTAAAATCGAAGTTGTTAAACTTGTTGTCAACATTGAACAACGTCATTTCAACTTGTTTACAAACAGCTTTGCCAAAGGTATAGTCAGTGTCTCCGTTCAGAATGTCCGTAATCTTAACACCATCACCCGTTATCGCAACGTCAGCTTTTCCGAGAACCGTGTTGTCGGCAAAAGTTATCTTGATATCCTGTTCGGTATGAGCGCGTATAGCTTCAAGTAAACTCGCGATAGGTTGAGCAACGCTAAACACGTCCGAAGTCTTGTAGTCCGAACTGTTGTTGTTTGAATCGTAAGCGCATACTCTATACTGCACTGTAAGCCACGCAGAGCCCACTGTGTCGATGTAAGATGTGTTCTCACCTCGATACACCGTCATGTAGCTTGCGCCGTCCACAGAACGTTGTAGCGCATATCCCACCGCATTTGAAACGCCCGCCCATGAGATTGTTGCCGATTCTCCCGCAGTGAGGGCAGGAACGGTTATAGTCTCGGGCATTGACGGGACAGTTGAAGTGCCGCCGACAATCGTTCGTATGTCCGAACCCGCCCACGTTGCGGAATATACATCTCCGTCTATATAAGCCGCCACTCTGTACTGCACTTTAGTCCACGTAGACTGAGCCGTATCGGTATATGACAGGTTCGCGCCTTTGTAAACGGTAATATAGTCTCCATCATTTACTTTGCGCTGTAGTTCATATCCTTCCACCTCTGAAACCGAGGGGGCTGTCCACGTTACGGTATAAGTATCTCCGACGTTAATAGTGTCAGGAATTTCAGGATAGCCGGGTGGATTAGGTGCTGATATGGCGGTTATGTCATCGCTTGTGTTCCAATCGGACTGCGTTTTTCCCGATACCGCACATACGCGATAACCGTATACTGTGTAACGCGTTTGTATCTGGTCGTCAAAATAAGTGTTTGTGCCGCTGTATCTTTGAGAATAAGAACCGCCCGCGCTGGTTTTTCTCTGCAAGATGTACGAATCCGCACCGTCGACCGCCGACCACTTAATAAGAGCACCTCTACCTTTAACTAACTTCGGTATAGTCAGTGTTGCGGGAGGTGTTAAAGCACTTGCAAACATGACCGTGTAACATCCGTCTGAATCCGTAGTGTCTGAAACGAGCAGGGAAGAGGAAAGATTCAAAGCGGGACGAACACCATAGTTACCACGGTAAACATTGTTGCCGCCCAAACTACCATCCAAGTTGACACCCCGAGCGATGTTGGCGAACGAGTGGTGAGGCGTTCTCAGCCACCAATACCAAGCGGTAGTCTTGCTCGAAGGTTTGGAACTCGAAGGGGTATTACTGAAACACTGCTGCGTAACATACCCGATACGAGCGGTATTGCTCGTGTAGTAACCCCACGCCGCACCTTCGGCGATACTGTTCTCATTCGAGAGACCGACTTCGGTTGTGGACGGCAGGAATACTTTGCGTACAACATCCTCATAAGAGCCACCGTCTATACTCGGCTTGACAACACGAATGGTTGTCGAGAGAATAGCGGCTTTTTCATCATCGGTAAAACCGTTCAGAAAACCGGGGCGAGCTGCGTACTGAGTGCCGTAACCACCTGTACCTGCCGTAGTATCGGGGGAATGGTCTGCGCTATGAGCTGCGCTATACCATGCGCCACCTGCGGCATCTTTGTTGAGCCATTGGTCGAGGTTGGAGACGGAATAGCGGTTGTTACCGTATTTCTGCCTATCAGAATTGCTGTTACTCGGCTCTTCTGCGTCAAAGCACCTTAAATCAAGGATTTCTGCGGCGTGAAGAGTTACCGAGTTCGAAGGATAAGCGGGAGTGGAAACATGATTTTTCGCAACAATAGTCCATATTATAGGCTGCGCTTCCTCTGTGTTCACTTGATACTTGCCGAACTTGACTTTTGAGCCTACGGCAAGATTGGATAAAGCCTGCGACACGTTATCCCCCCTAAAATTCAATGATGTTGAACGACAAATCGAACCGCGCAACTTCTTCTTTGTCAATCCAGTAGTATTTTGTTGTTGCCGACCTGTCGCCCGCGTAGTATGTGCCGGAGCGCGTCCCTCCTTTTTGATACGGGTCTGGGCAGACTGCCGTGAAACTGTCGGAATTGACGGCGTTGAGTATTGAAGCCATTTCAGCCCATGTCAGGCAGTTCCACTTGAAACCGAAGTTTATCTTCTGCCCCACACGGTTTCTGTGCAAAACAGAAGTCGCGTCTCTCTCTGCACTTTCATCAACATCTGCTATTGAGGGATTCCATTCGGAAGGGTCGGGAATACTAACCCCCCCGAACTTTATTCCCATTGTGTAATTGAGTAATGATATCATGTTTAACCACCCGTAACCTGTTCAACCATCTTCTGGGAGCGTTTTACCGCGCGTCCCAAAGCGACAGACGGAGAAATCGAAAGTTCCTTGTCAGCAATCTTTTGTAACAGTCTGTTTTGTTCTCTGAGAAGTTTGTTCTGCTCTGCGGTATCCTTGTCCGAGCCGGAACTGTTCGCGCGGAGTACGCCGTTCATAGCGTTTGTGACACCTGCCTGAATGCCCGCTATAATCTGACCGTTGTTCGCAACAGCGTTTCTGCCGCCTATAGTGCCTACCAGTTCGGGTCCAGCTTCACGCGCAACGAATAACTGTCCCATAGTCGGGAAACCGCCGTCCGCAAACTGATTATCGAGAGAACCGAAAAGCAAATCGTCAACAATGGAATCCGTCTTAGTCTTGCGAATCTTTTCTCTCGCTTCCTCAACCTTGCTGAAATCGGCTTTTACATCAATAGTGACACCTGCGGTCATACCGTCAAGACTGTTCATTTGGTCTTTGAAAAACTCTACTTTTTTAGTCGCATTATCAAAGTTAGTTTGAGCGTCTTCTATGGCTTGATTGTTGTTGTCCATGGCTTTTTCTGCTTTTTCGAGTGCTTCTCTGTATTTCGCGAATTCAGTTACACCTTCATCTCCTAAAACCTTAGCGAAAGTTATAGCTGTGCTGTGAGAAGTCGAAAGAGATTCTGTGGTAATTTCACTGGCATCTTTAACATCAACAAGCCCGCTGTGAGCTTCCCGCAAGAAGTATTGTAATGTCGTGTCATTTTGAATGAGGTCAAACAGCTTTTGCTGAGATTCCCTGAATTTGTCTGTAGCTTCTGCGTTTTCAGCTTGGTAGTCTTTTATTCTAACCATTGCGTCTGCCTGCTGCTTATATGCATCTTTGATAACTTCGCTATAAGCTTGCTGTTTTAGTTGCTTGTCGAGAGCAGTATAAAGGTCTTCAACTTCTTGCCTTGTCCTTGACAGCGAACCGTCGTCGTTTATCGAAATGTCTATACCCATACCATTTATTTCGGAAATGAGCGTTTTTAATAGTTCTGCTTCTCCGGATGTTCTTTGTTCCTTTGGAATGGAAGCAATATCGAAAGCCGCGTCAATTATATTTTTCAAATATGCCATTTGACTTTCAACTTCTTTTACAGGAGCGTCAAGATTGTCTATCTCTATAGCTACATCGGCTTCTGTTTTTAAATTGAGCTTAGATTTTTCGAAAAGCTCATTCGCTCGCCTGTATAACTCGTCCTGGTTATAGTAAGCCTTTGTCTTCTCGTTGAATCCTATCGTAAACGCAGTAGCCGCAGTTGCAAGAGTAGCAACCAAACCTATAATCAGTCCAGCCTTGCCCCATTTAACGGTAAGCCCCGCTATAGTAGCAAGCGAGCCGATAACCGCTTTAAGAATGTTTTCTTTCGTCACTTCACCCGACGCAAGATTCTTTATGCCGTCAAACTCAAACGCAAGTCCCGCAAAAGATATAGCAAGCGTAGCGGATGTGCCGAACCCGCCACCGAACAGCTCCGATACCTTTATGCCGAGAAGAGCCGCCACAATTTCTGTTGCATACTCTTTGATTTTCGCCCATGTGTCAAGAAGTCTGTCCGACCACTCGGTAACGCTTGACGAGATGTTCTCCATTGATACCTCTTCAAACATTCCGCTGTAGTCGGGTGTGGTCTTGCCGGAAGAACTGCCCGTGCTTGATATAACGTTCAGCTCGTCAAATCCCGCAAGGAGCTGTTTCTGAGCAGCCGCCGAATCCTTAGCCGCTTCCGCATATTCTTTCTGCTGGCGAATAGCCTTGGTCCACGAAGAAGCACCAGTCATTTTCGCGATAAGCTGATTCAACCAGTTTACACCCTCAACTATTCTGTCGATGAGCGAATCGAATACGGGAATGAGCGCATTGAGTATCGGAGCTGTCATAGCACCTACAGAGTTTCGGAAATATTGCAGAGAAGTAGCGGCACTGTCCATACTGCTTGCAAAGTCAGTCCCGACCGCCTTACTGTATTGGTAAAGGTTGTTTACGCCCTCGCTGAATGCCTTGGCAATCTGTTTCAAGAACTCATTCACGGTACGATAACGAAGGATTCTTTCAAGTGAACCCGCAACCTTGCCGATAGTCTCGCCGAAAACCGAGTTCTTGAATCTCTTGCTCATCTGTTTGCCGAGGTCTTTTATGGACTTCGCAGCACCTTTTGCTTTGGCTTTGAGTTCGCCAAATTTCGCCGATATCGAAGCAAGCGGTTTTTCTACGGTGTCGAGTTGTTCCGCGTTTTTGATAAGGCTTTCGAGTATGTCGCTTTGACTTGTCTCTTTGCCCGCCGACTTGAGTATATCGTCAAACCGCTTCTTCATTGTCGCCGTAGGCTTAGTAAACATTGAATCAAGCGTCGAATCATACATAGCCTTTTGTATTTCAGCTCTTTGTTTTTTCGCTTTTGCGCTAAACGACTTCCAGTCCATAGGTTCTGACCGTCCGTGAAGCCATTCTTCAGAAACGTTTTTTGCTCTTTCTTTTCTTGCTTGAATATAGGCGTTTGTGACCTGTTCAATGTTTTTTAGCTGTTCCGACATATAATCGTCCTCTGGTTTAGGCACGTTTATCTTCTTCGCCTTTTCCATGCCTTTCATGACGGTAGCGGAGTTTTTCATAACGTCTTTTAACGCACGGTATTTTTTTGTCGCATTTTCCGTTTCTGTAGCAAGCGATTTTAGAGAAGAAGCTGTTTCCTTTATGTCTTTGCCGCCTAAAAAATTGCTTACCTGCGGCATTGACTTGAAATCTCTCATAAGTTCTCTGAGAGGTTCGAGCGTTTTCACAAGATTTTTCAGCGCACTTTCCGCTTTTTTTGTCTCGGCAGTGACTACTATTTGTAGATTGTCTATTGTTCCGTCAGCCATTGTTTTTGTTCTCCTTTCCACTGAATTTTTGTCGCATAGCGGAAAGCCACGAGAACGCTTGATTTTGAACTTCCGCTTGTTTTTTAGCTTTTTCCGCTTCTTCCTCGGCTTTCCTCTGCCTTTCGGTTACGGAATACGGCTTTTCGGGATATTTGCCGGGCTTTGTTCCGCGCTTTGCAAAAGCATGAAGAATAGGAGCGAGACAACCTACAGCCTCGTATACATAGATTCCTTGTAACCACGCCGCATAATTATCTCGCTCCTGTCTGTATTCTTCTGCTTCTCGGTAGTAGCGAAGTTCTGTAAAGTCTCCGTTCCAGTATGTGTCATAGGGAACTCCTATAGACATATAGTAGGAGCACATATTATCCGCATACTCCGCAAACCACGGCTTGTCAACTGTCGGTTCAGCGTCAGTTATGCCCGTATCGCCGGAAGATGGTGTTATCCCTTCACCGTCTTCCACTTCACGTTTCCCTTGGGAGACATTTCTTCGATTACCTCATTTACCATTCTGAAAAGGATGTCGGAAAGAGTGTTTGCAGTTTCGCCTTCCTCTCCGTCTTCCGAATTGGCAAATTCCTTGTAAATAGCTATTCTTTCATTTCTCGGTACATTCTTGTGGAAAGCATCGAAAGCCGCACAGAAAAGGTCTTCCTGCGCCGTCAGAAGATGGTCTTCAAGATTTCCGAAGGAAAATCCGCTCTTCTCAAGTCGTTTGAGCGACGCAATTGTGTAGCCGAGGGTATATGCTGTTCCGTTGTATTCAAACTGAATTGTAGTTCTGTTAGCCATGGTTTATATTTCCTTTCTTTAATCAGGTATCGTCTGAAAGTGAGGGAGCTGTCAGTGCGGTTACGGTGACGGTGCAATGAACAACTTCGTTTACTCCCGCACCGTTTACTTTAAGAGAGTACATTCCCTTAAAATTGAACTTGCCGTTAATACCTGTTGCTGTGTATGTGCCGTCGTTCGCACTTGTACCGCCAAACCATACGGAAAGGTCTGTTTCGGTGTTCTGACCTGCCTCAAGAGCCTTGTATTCCGTCTTAGTGTAGTTAGCTTCAAACTCAATGCTTTCCTGCTGCTGAATGCCGAGTACGCTGACAGATACGTAATGCGAAAGAGTTGTAGCGTCAAGCGTTTCGGGAGTACCGCCGAGGTCGCCGAAAGAGTTTATATCAATGAGCTTTGTGTATGTGCTTCCTGTGTCTTTCTTCATCAGGAATACGCCCATCGAGGTTACAGGGGTAGGTATAGCCATCTAAATTACCTCCTATAGATAACATTATTCTTGTCCGCACATCCTGTATAACGTGCTATAATTCTGTAAATCGTGCCGTCGTTTAAAGAAACAGGCTGCGCCGCAGTCCTCAAAAATCCGCGCATGGTGAGCTGTCGGTCTATTTCAGCGAGAATTGTTTTCGCTTCCGTTTTCCGTTCTCCCACTTTGTTGGAGTAAATATTCACCTCATAAAGCAGATTCACGTGATTCTCGCGGTTAGAGCTGTCAATCGTGTCCGAACGCACAAGATTGTCCGCTTCCACAATGCTCACAAACGGAAATGACGAAGGCAAACGCTCTTCAATGCCCGATATAGACAGGGCAGGAAACTTCTCTTTGAGCGCATTGTAAAGCTCCGTGTAAAGCACATTTTCAATGTCAATCATGAGAACACCTCCTTTGCGATGTCGTATATTCTTCGGCGCATTTCCTCGGAAGCGTCCCACATGCAGCGGTTGGCATTGTTGCCGTGAGTTCTTATTCTTCCGTTGCCGAGGTCTTCACCGTTCGTTCCAGGGTCTCCGCGATAGTACCATGTGTAGTTTTGACCGTAGCCCTTGCCGTATGCACCGCGAATCATGCCGAGTTCGTCAGCTTTCGGATGCGTCACGGGATTATATACGCCTGCTCCGAATTCGATAAACAGTATTGATTCACCCGAAGCGTTTATGGCAAGCGTATGTTCGTCAAGCCACGTCGGCGAAGAATCAACCACAACATCATTTACGCCGTCGTACTCCGCGCTTTGAAAATGGATTGCCGCCTGCGTTATGCCTATGTCGGCTAGTTTTTCAAGAAACGTGTTCAGTTTTGCTCCGAGACTGCGCGTGTAGTCCTTAATCTGACGCGCGACTTTCCACGTGTTTCTTATTCTGATGTTTATCATCCGTCAACAGTCACCCGCCTTATCGCATAGGAAACGCTGTTTATCGACCGTGCAACTTTCGTCACAATGTAGTCGTATTCCATGCGTCCGTTCGCGTCATAGGTCAAAGGCTTGTCGATGCATAATACGGTGTGTTCGTCAATCTCAAAATTCGGTTCATCTATCACAATAATTCTGTCGTACTGTATATCCGTTCCGAACGTTTCAACTATAACGTCGCCATACATCGAAGCCGACTTAGCCGCCGATATGTTAGCCTTATACTTCTTCGGAGTTGAGTATTTCGCAGTGTGTTCTCCCGTGTACAGTCCGTTTTCGTCTTCTCCGTCCTCGTTTCCGAGATATAGTGCATACCAAAATTCGCGCTTGTTCTTTTTCAAACATCTCATGTCGGTCTGCCTACTTTCGGAATGATTTCATTTAGAAGCTGTTCGGACACCCATTCGGAACTCCACTTTCGGTCAATACCGTTTTCGGAATGAGAGAGCTGCCCAGACGCGCCGAGCCTGTTGTACATGTCTTCCGCTATGCGTATTTTGAGGTCTCTGTACCGTTCTTCAAATGTGGCATTATCTCCCCCAAAGGGGAAACGGCGGGAGATTATGATATTTTCCGCGCTTTCAAGCAGCTCATAGAGAATGCGTGTATCACTTTCTTCCGTTCTGATTTTCAAGCGTTCAATGTCGGTCATTTTCTCCCGCCTTTCTCATTTCTTTTTGCGTGTGTTAGTTGTTGTCTTCGGCTTTTCTTCCGCTACAACAGTCTTTTCTTTCTCTTCGGTTATCACTCCGTGCGCCGAAAGTTCCGCAGTATCGGAGGAAGATATCTCAAACTTTTCTCCCGCATTGTGCCACACACCACGGTAATTAACCGAATATTTAGGTGTGAGGTAAATCATCAGGCAGTTACCTTGAGAGTTACAACTTCGTTCATTCTCTCGTAGGAAGGAAGAACGATTTCGGAAGCGTAGATATTTGTGACAGCGGGATGAATTTGTACATTCTGTGTAATTGTGATGCCTGTATCAACAAAGCTGACTTCTGTGTTCGCGCCGGAAATAAGTCTCGCTTCCTCGGGAGTTGTGCCGTACCAAGTTCTGCCCAGTGTACCTTCGGGAATGAATGTAACATATCCGTCGGGAACGAATGATTTGGTTGCGCCGCTTTCGTTCTTATACTTCTTCGAGTAAACAATAGGTCTGATTCCGGTTTCGTTTTCGATAACATCAGAAGCTCTTGCGCCTGTTACATAGCTCTGAACAACGCCCGATGTTGAAATAATGGAGTTCTTAACAGCGGAGGTGGCTTTCAGAAGGTTGAATGTTGCGGAGGACATAATGGCATATCTTATTTCAGAACCTGAAACGTCAGCTGCCTTGTTCTTCATATCCTCGAAGTCCTTAATCGGGTCCGCCGTGGAAGCCGCTGACCAAAGAGCTGTAGAGGTAAGTGCAGAATAGTTGTTAGTCTTCCATGTATCGTTGGGGTCGTAGTCGTATTCATAGGCTACACCGTTCGCTTTTATTGAAATAGCCATATCGCCACTTTCGGGGAAAAGAAGAGACATTCTCATACGTTCAGAGACAACGTGAGCGCCGTCAATGAGGTCTCTTAAATAGTCAAAAGTGCGATTAAGTATAGCCAGTGCGTAAGGTTCATTAGAATCTCGCACCTGAAGGAATTCCTGAATGTCATTTTCAGAGAGCTTATGAGCTGCGCGGAAAAAAGGCATTTCTGTTTCGAATCTTGAAAGTTCGCCAATCTCACGATAAGTTGCCTGAGCGTCAAAAGCTGAAGGAGCGAGAGAAACAGGAAGTCCACCGTATCCTTTTACCCAAGCAAGACGCAGTCCTGTCTTCTTTTCGGCAGGGAAAAGTCCTTCGCCGAAATATGGAATTCTGTTAGAGGCTGTCTGCTCATAGTTGGCTGCAATTACGCGCGGCGTGATAAATTCGCTAAGATTCATTATTCAAGTCTCCTTTCAAATTAAACGTTAGTCTCTGTGTCGGTTCTTATAACAAGTCCCGAAACAGCAGTGCCAAGAGTTGAAATGTCTATGCCGGAGTGAGCCTTTGCTTTAACACCGTCTATAACGCCCTGTACAACGATTGCACCGTTGGGATTGACTGTCGGGTCAACGTCATAAAGAAGTACGCCTACAGCACCCGTAACACCGCTTGTGGGAGCTGTGCCGTCTGCTGTGAGCGGAGTTCCGGCTTTAACAAGGGATGTGCCACCCACTGTAATGGGAATTGCATTGTAGTTATTAGTCGCAAGAATAGTGAACATCTTGCCGGACTTTGTTTCTTTTACCTTCATTTTCTATCTCCTTTTAAATCTTCATATAATGTTCAAGTGCTTTCTTATTGACTTGATTAGCTTCTGCGGTACGTTTGCCGAGCTGTTTTGCGAGAGCAATTTCAGGACTGTCTTTTTCTGTGTTGCTCCCACCGTTCGGATGAAGCCCGCGTTCAATATTTTCCTTGAACCTCTTTTCACATTCGGCGTTATATTTCTTCTGATTTTCGAGAACCGCGTCCATGTCACCGTTGAATATTGCTTCTGCGGTAGACTTTGCAAGTTCGGGAGAGTATCCGACTTCCAGGTATTTAGCGGTGTTCTCGGCAATAGAGGTCTTTTTCAGCAGTTCATTGTATTTGTCCTGAAGTTCCTTCATTGCTTCGTCGGACTGAACCTTAGCCGCTTCTTCGGAAGTCATTTTCTCTTTAAGGCTTCTCTTTGCCGCCGCGAGGTCAGATGCGGTCTTGTCAAGCAGTTCTTTCTTTACATATCCCGATAAGTCGACTTTTTCAGGGATATCAAGTCCGAGAAGAGCCTTGACCTGGTCTTCCGCGCTCATTGCGTCGAATCCTTCGATTGTTGAGGTGTCAATGTTAGGCATAATAAATTCTCCTTGCGTTTTTCGGTCTTCTCTGACCTGATATTTTTTGCGCTTTTATACTGCATCTCCGCAGCCTGCGAATTTTATAAAGCGACTTCTCTGCCACTGATATATTAAGGCACGAGCCGTATATCCATTATTTTCTTTCTATAGGTACGAGATAACATCTGCAATGCCAGTGCTGCTTGTCGGGCGCTTCGTTAATAGGGAATATTTCTCCGTCAAGCGGCTTGCAAATCTCGCATACCTTTTCATCCTCTTGCGTTACCCACATCACATACTCAACTCCCGCGTCCTTGTATGCTCTGAGCGCCGTCTCGTCAGTCACTATATCGGCGTATTGGGCGGTCATATTCGACCATAGGCTTACTGCACGTCTCCACTCGCTGTTAACGTCTGAACGTGTCCTGAGAGCTTCTGAAAGCCTGTCGCGCTTTCTTAAGACTTCGTTCTCGTATTCGTACTTTGTTACGGAATTCGGAGACGAGAGGACAGTCTCAACAAGGGTCTTTTTTGTTTTTGCGGAAATTTTTCCGATGTCCTTGTAACCGTATCGGCTTACTTCTTCGCCTATTTCTTCATATATGGCAAAGGCAAGTTCTAACATCGTGTCCCGTAAATCGCTGTCAAGGTTCTTGTAAAGCGTCGCGACGGTCTTTATAACATGAAGCTCGTCGAATTTAGCAAGCCTTATTGAGTACTTAGCTTTTTCAAACCGCCGTATTGTCTTCTTCCGCAGTATTTCTATCGCTCTGTCCGTCGTTATGTACCGTTCTTGCATTCTCAAGCTCCTTTTCTAAGCTGTTTTCAAGCTCGGACTGTGCTTCTTCATACCACTCCATACCGCGCTGATATGCGTTCTCTACATCTGTAAACAAACCAGAAATGTCGTAAGCATCGCGCGGATGAACCTTTTCGTTGTTGAGCAGTTCACAAAGAACCTGTGCTTTCGATTGAATGTCGGTGAGGTTTTCGCGGGTAAACTGAATCTTGACGTCAGTCGGGTCAAGGTCGAGAACACCCTTGTCTTTGTAAATTTTGAGAATCAGCTTCAGAATCTCTCTTTCTGAACGCGCAAATAGCTTTTCAGTGTCGTTTGCTCTCGCGGAAGCGTCCTGCCACCCGTTGCGGAATCTCGTTCCCATGCCCGTGTCTGCCGCGGCTGAATCTCCGGCTCTTGTCGGCATACCCGTTATTTCATCAATGTAGTCATACAGCGCGTCTATTTCCGTCTGAACGCCCGTCTGAGAGATTTCGGAGGATATGCGGTAAACCTTTGCTTCCGTTCCCTGACCGCTTCTGATGCAGATACACTGACCGCCCCTTGCAAGCTCCTTGTATGTGTTCTCGTCGATTTCGCAGTTTTGGAACACGTCATAGGCGTTCACAAAGTCAACAACATTGTCAACACGAGCGGATTCAAGAGTGTTTATCATGTTGATAGGCGAGAGAACCGTCTCAAACGCTCCTAAACGAGCTTCATTCAGCGGATATTCCACTATCGGAACGCGCCCGAAGTCGTAAGCAAGCCAGTCCGCAATATCGTTACCCTTTACGGTGTATCTTCCTTCCGGCACATAAACGTAGTAAATGAGGTTATCGTCCTCGTCGTACTGTTTCAGTACACCCGCGAGAGGTTTTCTGCCAATGCCCGAAGAGTAGATAACAAACGCTTCTCTCGGGTCAAGGGAATAAAGAGCTGCGGGACTGCCGTCTTTCTCGTTGTCGGGGTCGGGAAGAACCATCCTCGGTTCAACTCCGCAGATGTGCATCCAGTCGGAGCACTCTTTGTCCTTTGATTCTTTTCCCTCGGAAGTCATAAGAACGTTCAGATAAGCTACCTTGTCGGATATATCCTCTTTTCCGTTCGCCGCTACATACTGAATGGGAGAACTGAGGAAGAACGAGGATTTAAAAGTAACTATCTTGTTCGGAAGGTTGATAGTGACCTTGTTGTTGTTGTCGGGTCTTACGGTTTTGTCTTTATAGCGGATATCCATTATTCCGCGATAAACGTCATATAAGTAATTTATTTCCGCGACATTTGCGCTGTCGAAACCGAGCGAATCTTCAAGCACGGACACAACGTTGTCGGCGGTTATTCTTTGTTTATTCGTTAGTATCTTTCGCCGACCATGAAGGCTATCACAAGTAGTAAGGCGAACAATATCATTTTCAAGCACGTGAAAAACCTCCGTGTAAACAAAAATAGGGACTACCCGTATGTTTTCCATACGAATAGCCCCTATCGGCTCTTACTGCAACCCGATTGTTACAGCGTTTTTATAGTGTATTTAGCTTTTCTCGAAGCGGTTATTTCAAGTATAGTGACCTCTTCGCGCGATTTCTTTATTTTAACGTCATTACCACGCTCTAAAATCTCGTTGATTATAAGAAGCGCATCTTCTTTGACGTACTTGAGACGGTGCGCGTGTTTCTCTTCTTCCATAGCCACCTCAATAAGGTCTTTGTATTACTCTTACCGTCTGCGTCTCAAACGATTGAATGAAGTCTGAAAGCATTGAGAATGCGTCGGGTACATCGTCATGTGCGTTTCTTCCCGCCATAGTATAACTGCAAAGCATACCGAGCGCGCGTTTATACTCTTTGTTGTTCTTTGTAACACTATTGTCCTTGAAAAGGAAATGCTCTTTGACAAATGGAGAATCAACTATAATTCGCGTAGCCTTGTTTGCTGTCGAATATTTTGTAGTGATTCTTGTTATGCCGCCGCGCGTTTTTACCTCTTTTTGAACCTTTTCCGCGATTTTTCCACCCGCAGAGTTTGATTCAAAACGGCTCAATTTGACTTTGTGCCGTAAAAGAATCTCGACAAGCCTTGTTTCAACTATTTCGGGATTATTGTTGTCGCAGATTATTTCTTCGATGTAGAAGTCATTGCCGTACTGGTAAGCAATAGGCATTACGCAGTAGTCCGCTCCTTTGTCCTTTGTGTCGCAAACCGATATGATAGCATCCGGCGAATCCGAGGGAAGTTCAAAATAACGTCTGAGTTCGTCCTCGTTGTAGAGAAGTCCCTCGCGCTCTATAGGTTGATTCATGAACAAAGCTCGCCACGAGCAGTCGTCAAGGTTGTTTTTCATGTCCTCGAAGTACGCCTTGTCAAAGCCGACACCATAGCGGTAATTGAAGTTGCTTTCGCCGTCTTCGTCAACCGCAGGCATTACGAGAAACTGAGCTTTCGGAGAATCCGCGTACATTGTTTGCAGTCTCCCTATAGGGTCATGCACCGACCATCTTGTAGCAATGTGCAGTTCTTTGCAGTTTAGTTTCTTTCTCGATTTCAAATCGTTCGTGTAAGCCGTCCAAAGCTTGTCAAGTCGGTCAATGCTCAATGCTTCCTCAATGCCCGACACAAGGTCATCAGCGGTCAGAAGCTTTTCACAACGTGTAGCACCTGTAAGGGAAGCACCTATAGCACGGCAGGTCAAAGACGAAAACCGGTGTTTCTTGCCGAGGTCTATTGTCTGCTCCTTTGCGTTGGTTATAATCGTGCCTGCCGCAGGATACACGTCGTGCCATAAATAATCAGGGTCTGACAGAATGCTGTTTACGCCGTCATATATTGAGTTAGTGAGCGTTCCCGAATGTCCCGAAGCAAGGGAACAGCTGTCGGGAAACGCGCCTATCATCATCGAATGCAGGAAAATTTCAAGCGTGCTTTTGCCGCAACCGGGCGGAACAGATATAGACAATATGTCAAGTTCTCCGTCCACAAGCTTTTGCATTGCGCGGCAGACAGGTTCAAGCTGCTTCCTTCGCGGAATCCAGAATCTTTTCTCGGGGTCTCGCTGAAGCTCTATATACTGCATATAGCTGTCGAGCCTTAATCCTTGCGCTTCAAGCAAAAGCACAGCCTTAAAAAGAGAACTTGCGTCTTTCGATTTATTTTGTATAATTCGCTCGGTGCAATATCTCTTCAAAGTCTCGGAATACCGCCACTTTTCAGCGCAGTTATTCATCGAAGACAGCACCGAATACAATGCCGTATAATGTTTCATGTTCTCAGGCTCTGCTTTGATGTGAGAAAGAATATTTTCCGCTACGTCAAGATAGCGCCTATCAGTGTGTTCGCCCGCTATTATCTCCGCTTGCAGTGCTTCCATTCTCGTTCACCTCTTCCGTTCGCCTGAAATAATCACGAAATACAGATTTTATCTTCTGATACCACCTATACTGTACCGTGTGAACAGCCGCAGAATCATCTATTACCATCCACAAATCAAGATTGCTTTTCCTCTTCCATCCGACCTCAAACGTTTTCGGGATAAAGTCGCATTGAGTGTATACCGTAACATTACACGGTTCTTTCAATGCTTTCAGCCCCTCGGCAATCGCCACCATTGTACACCGTATTGAATTCCATCCGGCGATTCTTCCGCTAATGTATTTCTCATGCTTGCCATACCTCAACAATGTTTGCCAATACCCAATTCCGCTATCTTCGATAAAACCTCCGAAAACGTATATATCGACATATCTCATACACACCTCGGAGGTCTTTTTTGTTTTTGCGCGATTTTTTCAAAAGACGCTTAAAACAACAACGGTTCTTTCATACACAATCGTTGAATACAAGGAGAACGAGCATACTATAAAAGATTTTATGAATAACAGAAACCTTGAAAAACACAGCATTTGCAGTTCTGAATCGTACGGTGGTATTTCGGGTCTATCTTTCACTTTCGACCGATGCTGTTCTAAACGTCTTTTTATTTCTTGCGGATATTTGGGAGACTAACACGCGCCCCACACACAACAGCCGGCAACCACCCGGTGCCGCATACAGGGTATCTCTTCCCTGAATTATACAAAATCGCCATTTTGTATAATTTGATATGTGTTTGTCTGGGTGTGTCTGTATGCTCTCATAATGCTTTATACGCTTAACTAAGTCCTTCCCTGCCCTGTCGGTTAATCCGTGAATATATCGCTCTCGTGGCTTTGTGGCGCGTCTCAAGTGTCGCTTATGTCCTTGCTGTCGTATATCTCTATTACATCATCAAGTTTTGGCGCATCGATTTGCTCTGTGGGCGTTTGTGCGACCTCCAAGCGGGTATTGTTTGAAAAGCCTTGCGAACTGTTGTTAAGCAAAAACATCGCGTATACGGGATTGAGAGAGCCGTCAGCACCTTTTTGGACGGTGTTTGCGGCTATGAGCGTCTTCATTCTTTTTATAATTGTAGAATGACGTTGACCTATACGCGACTTAGTCCCCCACTCTATAAGTGTAACGCGGTCAACTCCGAGAGCAACGGCGAGACTTGCCAACGAGGGGAAAGCGTGGTAACGGCTGCACCATGTAATATAGTCGTTGCAGCGCTGCTCGACCTCGTCCGCGCTGTCCAGGTCAACAGCCGGCAGCGTCATAAGCTCTTGCAGAGCGGTAAGCGTATCGGGGTTTACTTCTGTAAGCGGCGTTCTGGGGTCTGAACATCCGTTTAATTCACACTCCAAACGTTCCCTCGCCGCTATTGCTTTGTTGTGGTTGCTTGTCTTGCGTCCTTGCTTCTTCCGTTTCTTCGGTTGTTCTACATTTGTAAGTTCTTCCGGCGTCTCAAAATCTGCTATATGCTCAACTTTCATTTTGCTTTCTCCCTTCCGTATAATTTATTATATAACTATATTATAACAATAATATTGTATATTAACATAATCCCATTTATTACTATAATATAACTATATTGGTAATAGTGATATATTAAGGCTGATTTCCTTCTTCTTTCCTTTTCTTCCTCTCCCCCCCTCCCCCCGGATTGATTATAGCACTAAACTATACGTTTGTCAAGTGTGGAGCGGGAGTAAATTATGTCTAAAATATTAACGGCAAAAAGAAAAGAGGCTTGCACCCCTCTTGCTTATATAAGACCCTGCAACCGCTTTTTTATTGCCTCGTCAAAGTCTGATTTGTCCGGCGGCTTGTCCGGCTTTAGCGCATCCGCGACTTTCGCCAGGACTTCCCGCCGCGCTTCTTCTTTCGCCCTTTCTTCTACTTTTGTAAAATTCTCTATCCCTGCGTAGCTGTCAACCGCTCTTGTGATATAACCATTAAGCGACAGCCCCGCCGCCTTTGCTTTCTCCGTCCACTGGGATTTTTTGCCTTTTTCCGTCATTAGGTTTATGCGGTCATATGACTGCTTATTGTATTCGTTGTTATACTTAATTTTGTTAAATTCTGCCATTTTTTAATCCTCCCGTTTTACTACATTTTAAAACAACATTGCCCCATTTGTCAATAGGCATTGTGCATAAAATATTGTCTTAAACATTGTGCAATATTTAACTTAAAATATTGCTAAATACTATTGACAAGTATTGCGCAATGTGATATAATATAAGTGTCAAAGGGAGAGCAAAAGCAACTCCCGAAAAAACAAAAAAATCAAGGAGAAAAGAAAAATGAAAATCATCAACAAAATCACAAGCGAGACAGTAGCAGAAATCCTTGGCGGCAGCAACCTCACACTTGACCAGGCACTCGACCTCATCGGCGCGGTAAACGTTGACGACATGGACAACGACCTCTACAGCAACGACGGCGACAACATCATCACTCCCGACGGTAAGAGATGGTGGTACGAAAACCTCGACTACATCGCAGACTAACCCCTCCGCCTGATGAGAGCTGGACGGCGACCAGCCGAAACCCCGCAAGGGGTCGCGGAAAGCCAATGAATGAAAAACGAAAGGAATTAAAAAATGAACACTTACACTATAACTTTTGAACTCACGGAGAACGAGTTAAGACTGCTTAACGCCGCTCTCATCGCAGAAGGAAATGCACTGAGGAGACAGGCAAAAGCTGAAACTTTTGAACTCTCCGCAGAAATCTGTATAATGCAGAGCAACTTAATGTACGCTCTCTCCGACAAGGTCGAGCGGTACAAGAAAAATGCAGGGATTGAGGACTAATCCCTATGCAGAGTGGCGGGAGCAATCCCGTTAATGCGGTCTGGCAGACGGTCACAAACCCCGACAGCTGAAAAGAAAGGAACAAAATAAATGAAAAAACTTACGACATTAACTTTAATAATCATGCTCGGTATAGTCTCCTGCTCCCCCATCAAGCAGGAGCGTTACCAGTGCGGTACATACGTTACCGTCAACAGCGGCTGCGGCTACATCGTCACCGCCGACGGCAATGTATGGGGCTACTTCAGCCGGTCTATCCCGTCCGGCTCTTCCGTCCTCGTCACCATATCCGACGAGGGAACGGAGAAAGTAGAGGACGACGTAATCACAAATGTTGTCCCAAAAAAATAAAAAACTTTTGCAAAACCTATTGACAAATGCGCCAATGGGTGGTATAATATAAGTGTAAAGAGAAGAGCGAAAAAAGCAAAGGAGAAATATCATGAAAAAACAGTATTATGTTTGGTACGGCAATTTCGGGAACGTTTACAATCTCTACTGGGCGGAGACCCCCGAACAAATCAAGCTCGCCGAAGAAAACGGCTACACCCGCATCACCCGCCGTCAGGCGGAGAAGCTGTGCGCCGAGGAAAACAACCGCCGTAAGTTTGACGGCAATTTCTCCTGCTACGCCGACAACCTCATCTTCCCCGTCGATTGCGACGAATGCGAGCGCGACCTGCTGAACAACCGTAGCCTCTATGTTGATGGCTACATCGTAAACCGCAAAGTCGGCTGAGCGACTATAAACAGGGTTCAAGCTCGGTGCGTTCCCTCTTCGGAGGGAGGTATCAAAATTTAAAAAAATCCCTTACGCATCTATACTTTCTTGTGTAATATGCTCATAGGGAATTATTAGGAGGATTATCATGTCTCATAAATTTTATTGCACCATTAATGGTGCTCAGTCATCTTTCACACCCTGTTCCGCGTTCTTCCCGTCTCTCGGAGAAACCGAGAGCGACCGCACATCCGCCTACGTTGAGGAAATCCGCATCGGCGGCACATCCTACCTCTGCTTGTGGCGGGAGGAGGATGTAGACTTTTTCGCCGACCGCTTCTGGGACGACGGCGAGACAGCTCCCGAAAGATGGGGTTCGGATGCCGTCTCCGACCTCGCCACTGTCATTTTCGACGACGGCAAGCCGCTCGACCTCTCCTCTTTTCACCCCGTCGGAGATATTATTTTCTCCGAATACATCAGGGCGGGCTTAGACGACTACGCTTTCCTTGAGGACGTGGAGGCTACCCTTAACTTCCTCCACGGCACTCCGAGAGCTGCCGAAGCCGATTCCGTTGTCGACGGTGTTTCTTCTTCGCGCGTTTCAGAGCTGGCAAAGCTGGCGAATGGACAGAATCGCGCGGTACTCTCCGAGCTGACACTTGCTCTCTCTCGTCAGCTCCATACTCTCGGCGTTAAGTCATACGCCGATAACTTTACGGAGAGCGATATCCCCACTCTCCGCGAGTTGGCAAAGATGCCACGCCGATTCTTCGAGCCTCCCACCCTCTTCTGGAGGGATGTGGATGAGGTTTACCCTGATCCACAGGACGACCCGCGTTACGTCTCGATGGACGAGGTTATCAAAAACATCGTGAAAGGAGAATCAAAATGATTTATTTCATAAGTACCACAAATCACGAGTGGTGGGGACGCACCCTCGTGGCATTTGAGCATAACGGTGATTTCCACGTCTCCCCAGCGTTTGAGGGGATGGGAATCACCGCCGACACCGCAAGTGTCACCCTTGACGGCAAGTCTTATCCCGTCGAAACCGACAGCAATTACGCCGCGGGGTACTTTACGGACGAAGAACTCGCCTTCATGATTCGCTGTCAAGGTGAGTTTGACAGCGGCGAGTGGGACGATGTTCTCACCGACGAGCTCGTCAAAAGAGCAGTCATGCAAGACTGCGAAGCGGTTTACCGCAACGCCGCAGACATTCTCGGCGTAGAAATCTAAGAAGTGAACGAATAAAGCATATCTGGTTTGGTATGCTTTATTCGGCATATTTTTATGTATCAGGAGGAACAACCATGCTACTATCAGATTTCCACAGACTCCGCATTGCCGCGGAGGAATGCTCATCACTTGATGAGTTTATCGCCGAGGAGGGCGGCAGCCTGCCGGAGGAATGCTATCCTGCCGACGGAAACGGAGACGCTCCAATCAAAATTTTAAGCATCATCTGGGAGCTGGCGCACGATTTTTGCGCATCAAAAGTCCGTGCCGTCAGCGGCATGACGCAAGCGGAATTCGTCCGCGAGTATCGCATTCCGAGAAGAACCGTCGATCATTGGGATGTGGACGAGCGAACGCCGCCGTCCTACGTCCTCGAGCTGCTTGCGGCGGATGTTGTATCGGCGAAAATAAAGGAGGTGATGGAGGACTAAAAAATCGGCGAAACGGAAAAGCGGCGTATGCATCGCGACGCTCAGCACGGCAAAGTAACGGCATAGCTAAGTCTGTCGGGAAAAGCGAAGGAAGAGCAAGGCGAGGCAAAGAATCGAATGGCGAGGCGACGGAATAGAATCGTACTGTATAGTTGGAAATGTCGAGAGGAGCAGTGGGATGGCACTGCAATCAATAGACGGAAAAGCAGTGAAAAGGAAAAGAAAGGAATAAAAAATGGCAGAATTTGTAGCAAAAGAAATGAAAGTTAGATCGACGTTTGTCGAGGAAGTGTTAGGCTAGTCCCCATCAAGCGAGAAAATCTATAGCGAGTACATAGCAAGCAAAGCACCGGACTCGCTTGACACGGAGGACGAAATAGAAGCAATCGGAAACGAGGAAGACAGAGGCGTGACAGTCTTCCCAAAACAAGACGGTAAACCCGGCGTTTGGGATTACCAAATCAAAGGCGCGTTTAAGGACGCGTGCGGAGGTCTTTCCCGCGTCAAAACGACGGAATCAGCCAAAATCAAGGCTTACAAAAAGGTAATTGATAAGCTGATATTTGTCGAGCCGCGTTTCGCGCCGTATCAAGTCAACGGCGAACTCGGCATATGCGAGCGACCGCTGAGGACGAGCGGCGCGACGGGAGAAAGAACAGCCCTTGCCGCGTCGGAAACTCTTCCCGCCGGTTCTTCCGTCGAATTCACAATCCTGCTGTTCGATGAAAAACTCGAACCGGCAGTCCGCGAATGGCTTGATTACGGCAAGTACAGCGGTTTCGGACAGTGGAGAAATTCCGGAAAAGGAAGACATCTGTGGGACGAACTCGACACAGACGGCAATATAATCGGTGGGAACAATGAGTACGTTAAGACAAAGGAATAAGTCTCTTTACTGGGCATGGAAAGCCATGAAACAGCGGACACAGAACCCTAAATGTCATGCTTACAAAAATTATGGAGCAAGAGGCATCTCGGTTTGCGCGGAATGGCAAGCGTTCGAGCCGTTTTGCGAATGGGCGTTGACAAATGGCTATCAACAAGGTCTTGACCTCGACCGCGTAGACAACGACGGAAATTATTGCCCCGAAAATTGCCGGTGGATAACGCGTCAAGAGAACATAAATAATCGCCGAAAGACGTTGTTCTTTACCGTCGACGGAAAAAGGCTTTCGTGCTCTTCATGGGCAGAGTTGTCGGGCATTCCACGCGGTTCAATCAAGGTTTGGGCTGAGACAAAAGGATTTTCTTACGCAGAAAAACGCATCAAAGACGCATTGGTCAACGGATACGTGCCCAAGGATTACGGGAATCAACGCAAGGCGGTTCGCCATGTTGAGAGTGGTAGAGTTTTCCGCTCGGTTAGAGAGGCTGCTGATTTTTTCCGCATTAACAGCGGAGCACTTTCACATTGCATTAACCATACAGGCGGCAAAACCCGTAAAGGCAGATTCACCTGGGAAGAAATCAAATAAAGCAAAAAAAGAGAGCCGCAAGGCTCTTTTTTTATTTATTCGCTGTCATTCTTCCGCAGTTATATTAACCTGATAATTAGATACAGGGAAATTGTAGTCGCTATCCATAATCGTAATTGTTGTCGATAAGGTTTTAACCACCACGTAATAAGGAATTTCCGGCTCTCCGAATGAGCGGTAATTCACCGTTTTCTTCGCGTTCGCCGCGCATGAACCTCCGAGAGATACGACAGAGTAACTTTCGCCATTTATAGCCACCTCGCCGAAAGATACATCAATTTCCTTATCACATTTGTTTTCGATGGTTACTCTCATGCTTCCGACATTCGGAAACCATTCTTTATCAAGAACCGTTCCCTGATATGTGATTTTAGCGTAATCGCCATCGTAAAGCACAGTTCCTTCGGGTATCTCAACAACCTTTTTGGTTTCGGCGGGGACTTGCTTTCTTATAGTCACAGTGCGCGAGGTTTCTTCGCTTGTCTCAGCCGCCTTTTCAGCTTCCAGCCGAGCTTGTTCTATGCTCTCTGCTTCCTGTCGTTCCCTGAATTCTTTCACTTTAGCGTCAGACCGCACAGAAGCATAGAAAACAAAAGCTATAGTAAGAATCGGCAGTATAATCGCTATTGTCCAAAGCGTTCTTTCCCTTTTGAGTTTTCGCCTGTACTTCCGTGCTCTATCTCCATCATCCATTTTGTTATTCTTCCTTTCTCCTTTTTTTACTATTTTATTATATTTTTGATAACTTGTCAATGTTTTATTGCATTTTTGTTCAACTTGTGGTATCATTTTTTCAAAACCGAAAGGAGCATCAATATGAAAGTACTGAAAATTTTCCTCGTGTTTCTGCTTGTAATGGTTCTCATGGGCGCGTGTACGTTTTGGCTCAGAGCGAAATGGAATAGGGAATATGAGCAGGACGAACTCTATAAACGTAGTAGCGAGCTTTACGAAAAATCGAAAGAGAATTTAGCAAAAGAAGAGAGCGCAAGACAAGCGTTAGACCAAATCGGCAAAGACCTTGAAAGCAAACTTGACCAAATCGACCACGATATGTTTGTGCTTAAATATCTCATCGACGAAGCGTACACTTACAGCGAAAAGCCGGACAAAACAGAAGCCGACAAGCTCATCTTAAACGCATTGGTCGAAGAAATAAACGACATGAGCGCAAAGCTGAGTGGAAGCTCGAAAGTAAAACTGAAAATCACCATCACGGTTAACGGCAGTATAGCAGAACCCCGCGAAGAAATAGACAAAGAACTCGAAGAATTAGAGTAAAACCAATCAATCCAAAAAGAGCAAGGAATTACTTCCCTGCTCTTTTTTATTTGCTTTGTTCTTTTGGTTCGCCGCCGCCTGCTTGTTTTCGCCATTTCGCGACGTTCAAAGCGAATTTCTCTATCACTTTCCAGTCTTCCGGCTCAAGCTCGGCAAGTGCCATCACAAATTGCTTCACAAAAGATTCATCGGATTCATTCACTAATTTTCCGAACGCATCTATCAATGCATCTTCTGTGTCTTTCGGGCGGAACATATCTCCCTTGCCCGTTCTAAGCCAATTTTCGGCAACACCGTATGTATTGCATATATCGGAGATAACTCTATCAGTGACACCTATTCTGCCTATCTCTATATTGCCTAAGTTCGAACGCGATATGTTAATTCCCGCCGCGAACTCTTCCTGTGTTATCTTGCAGGCTTTTCTGACAGCGCGGATTCTTTCACTGATTTTATCTTCGCTCATTGATGTATCAACTCCTTTCCGTACTTAAATTATACCATCATTGCAATTGTTTGTCAATGACATTGGATAAAAATATTTTTTTATTTTTTGCTCGTAAATGCTTGACAAGCGCATTTAAGAGTGATATAATGATTACAGCAAACAAAATTAAGGCTTTCACAAACATTTTATACGGAGGTAAAAATGAAAAAGTATCAATTACAAGAGATTGACAATCCCGTTCTTGAAAGCATTCAATCAGCTTGCCTTGAATCAGGCGATATAGGACGCGCAATCATTCTCGCATACGCCCAAGGCTATGTAGAAGGCAAAAAGCACCGTGAAGAGTGCAAGGACGACGAAAAGAAAGATGAAAAGTAATGGATGAAACTATCATTGTTCGCGACGGAAATTTTTATGTCAAGTTTGATGAAAGTTTGAACGAAATCGCGAGAAACAGCAACTTTTTCGATTTAATGCAAGCGTATTTTAGAGCCGAAGACGAAGGGCGCAAGGTAATCGTATCTTACTTGCTCGGCTATGCGGCAGGCAAGAGACACTGCGAAGAAAGAAGAAAAATAATGACCAACCTCTACAAATTCAGCGAGTGGACATATGTTGACAAGGCAATCGCCGAGAATAACCACATATGCACCCGCTGTCACTGCGACATCACATCGGACCACATCGAGAAGCCCGTCCTCATCACATACGACGGAGACAATATCGAGTATATCTGCCCCGACTGCACAGTAGACTTCTTCTTCTACTCCCTCGGCAAAACGTTGGAAGCACTGAACTGCGACCCCGTAGACACCGAGCAGGACGAAGAAGACCGAAAGGAGCGGATGAAGAATGCCGAAAGGTATATATGACAGAAGCAAGTCGAAACCCCGCAGAAAAACAGGAGGCAGACCGGCAGAAAACGGAATTTCGCCCGAAGACGCAATCGTTTGCCTGACCTGCACCAAGAAGGTGTGCTACGGCGGCAACTATTGCTTCAACGCCCGAAAGAAGGAACGAAAAGAAAAGGAGTTGGCAGAATGAAACGGAAAGAATCACTGAAAGAGTATCATTCCCAGCACTGTCTTTCCAAGACAAAACTGTTCCGTATCATCGACAAATGCCCCGAATGGTTTAAGTATTGCGAAGACCATCCCGAAGCAGCAGAGGAATCTAAATCACTTCTGTTCGGCGCGGCACTTCACAAGTACGCGCTTGAACCGGAATCATTTTTCGACGAATACGCAGTAATGCCGAATGTTGACAGGCGTACAAAGGCAGGAAAAGAAGAGTATATCGCATTTTCCGAAAGCATAGGTACAAGAGATGTGATATCAAACGACGATTTTACCGTTATACAGCAGATGAACTCAAAAATCAAATCATTCCCCCTCGCGAAATACCTGCTGACAGGTGAAATCGAAACCTCGTACTACTATAAAGACAGTCTGACAGGAATAGACCTGCAAGCAAGACCCGACGTTTACAAGCGTGTCGGAGAGCGCGGATTGATAGTCGACCTCAAAACGTGTGCAAGCGCAGACAGCGATACTTTCCGCAAATCCGCAGTAAACTACGGCTACGATATGCAAGCCGCGATGTTTATCGATGCTTGTACCGCCGAATACGGTATCCCGTGCGACTTTGTGTTCGTTGCAGTCGAAAAAACACCGCCATATATGGTAAATGTGCTGTCGGCTGACGAACTGCTTATCAAGTACGGCAGAGACAGACTGAGAGAAGCCATAGGAATTTACAAAGAATGCTCCGAATCCGGCAACTGGTACGGTTACAACGGATTCTCAGGCATAATAAACAACCTCGGATTACCATCATATTTAGCAAAGGAGATTCAGTAATGAGAAGCGACACCTCAACTACAAACGTTCAGGAATACGCACAAGCCCCGAATATGCCGCAGTCGGCTAATGTGCCCACAGGAGATATAAATCAAGGCACGGTGCTCATAGAGAGCCAGAGAGCAATTGCAGAAGCACAAGGCAAGCTTATAATTGCACAGCGTTTCCCTCGCGACCCCATCAGAGCATACGCGAAGGTCATGGAAGCTTGTCAGAGACCTTCACTTGCAAATTCAGCTTTTTACAGCTACAGCCGCGGCGGTTCTTCCGTTTCCGGTCCTACTATCAGATTTGCGGAAGAGCTTGCAAGATGCTGGGGAAACATAGACTACGGCATTAAAGAACTTTCTCAGGATAACGGAAAATCGGAAATGCAGGCTTATGCATGGGATTTGGAAACAAATACAATCAGCACCCAGAACTTTACCAATCCGCATATACGCGAGACAAGGACAGGTTCGGTGCAGCTCACATCACAGCGCGATATATATGAGCTTAACGCCAACATGGGCGCGAGACGCTTAAGAAGCCGCATACTTGCTATTCTTCCCGCCGACCTTGTTGAGGATGCTATTAAAAAGTGCAAAGAGACAATAGCCGGAAAATCAGATGAACCGCTTGTCGACAGAGTAAGAAAAATGGTAGTTCAGTTCGCGAAGTACGGCGTAACGCAAGAGCAGATAGAAAAACGTCTCGGTAGAAAAATAGATACCATGAACACAGAAGACTTCGTTGAGTACGTCGGTATCTTCAATTCGCTCAAAGAGGGCGCGTCGAAAATTGCTGAGTGGTTTGATTCAGCTCCCGAAGCTAATGAGCTTACAGCGAGCATCGAAGCTGCAATGAAAGCGGAATAGAAATGAAGATTATAGTCGACACAAGAGAAAAGCCGCAAGCAATAGCGCAAATCCTCGAATACTTCGAGCAGAACGGAATCGAGTACGAAAAACACAAGCTCGATACGGGAGACTACATGAGAGAAGATAACCCGCTACTCACAGTCGACCGCAAACAAAATCTCGGTGAAGTCGCGAACAACCTTACGAACGACAACGGAAGATTCATGCGTGAGGTGCGTAGAGCTTCTGAGAGCGGACAAAAGCTAATAGTCCTTGTAGAACACGGTGGCAGGATAAAGACGCTCACAGACGTTCACAGTTGGCAGAATCCCATAAGAACGAAGCACCCCGAAGCAATAGATGGCAGAGCACTTTTAGAGCGTATGCATAGAGTATCGGTGATGTACGGCGTTGAGTGGCGGTTTTGCGATAAGGTCAACACAGGCGCGGAATTAGTGAGGGCTTTAAATGCCTAAGCGCGGAAGCGGAAAACTGTACGAGCTGAACGGCGAACGGCATACGCTGACGGAGTGGTGCAAGCTCTACGGCGTACCAGTGCAGAGGACGCAGGGAAGAATCAGCCGCGGCAGCTATACCCTCCACGAAGCACTCACAACGCCGCAGGGAAATCACATACAATCACGCAGACGAAAGGAGGCACGGAAAAATGAGAAAGGCAACGGAAATAATAGACGAGAGACAACTTGTGAGTGAGCTGCACATCAACTGGAAATCGCGCGGCTACACCGACGGCAGAATAGCAGACCTGCTTGAAATAGAACCGAAAACAATAAGCTATAAACTCAGCGGAATCAACCCCGCCAATAACGGCAGAAAAGCGCATTTCAAGTTGAACGAGATAATGCAGATAATACACTATCTCGGCTTCAAGCTCTATCTCGTGAGAGAGGATGATGCGAAATGAACATTCCCGACAAGTGGAAAAACGAACTCAACTCACTCTCTCAAAAGGACTACATCGCACTGACAAAAGCCATTTTGTTCGACCTTCCCGAACCGCAGATATCCGAGAATAATCAGTACATAGCAGACAGGATATATGAGGGATTTAAGAAGACCGAGTATAACAAAATAGCAAAGAGAAAATCACGGACGTCAATCGGACGTCAATTTGACGTCAATTTGACGTCAAACGGAAGTCAAACGGAAGTCAATTTGACGTCAATCAAAGAAGAGAGAAAAGAAGGTGTCCCCCCTTGTTCCCCCCTTCCTCTTCCCCCCACACCCCCTATTACTAACCCCCCTATAATCCCCCCTTCCCAAGAAAAGAGAGAAGAAGCGACTGATAGCGCGGGCGCGGGCGCGTGTGAGGACGAGCAGATACCCTTTGCCCCCCTTAACCCGCCGGAATCCGAGGTTAAGCACAGAAAACCGACGATTGAAGAGCGTTTTGAAACTTTATGGGCAGAATACCCCAAGAAAAGCGGCAAAAAGAACGCTTTTGAGAGCTATAAGAAAGCTATAGCAGCCGGAGTAACCGACGAGACTATTGCCGACGGTATCAGGCGGTACAAGGACTACATAGCCGCAAAGCGCACAAGCGAACAGTACATACTTACAGGCTCGACGTATTTCTACCAGTGGCGTTGGCAGGACATATACGACACCGTATCAGCCGCACCAACTTGCAGCGAAAAATCGGGAGGTGATGAATTTCTGAATTACCTCAACGAGGAACTTGAAAAAGAAAAAGCGAAAAGAAAAAGCCGATGGACAGAACAGACGTAATATCAACGCTGAAAATTCTCAAAGTCGCATATCCCGGATTTTACTCGAAGATGAGCAAAACGGACGCAGAGGACACCGTATCTGTGTGGTGCGATATGTTTTGCGAAGAGGACGTGAACGTTGTCAAAATCGCTCTGTACAAGGTCATTGAAGAACACACAGGCTTTCCTCCGACGATAGCGGACATCAAGACGCAGATACGAGAAATGCGCAGAGCGGCGACGGGAGAAAAGACGGACGAAGAACTGTGGTCTCAGCTGAAAGCGGCAGTGTCGAACGGCTACTACGGAGCAAAAGAGGAATTCGCGAAACTTCCTCCCGAACTGCAAAGATACCTCGGAACGCCTAACACTCTCCGCGAACTTTCACAGGTTGACACCGATACGTTTAACACCGTCACTCACGGGCAGTTCCTCAAACAGATAGGCATCATCCGCGACAGAGTGAGATTTGATAACGAAACGCCGCCCGAAATCAAGGCACTGCTCGGCACAGTAACAAAGCCGATACCCGCAAACAACAGACTTACCGAAAACGAATTTAACGAGAGCAGAAACAGACTGCTCGACACATTACAAAACAATCCGTAGAAAGGACACAATACAATGACAGACAACACAATACTCGCAGATTTCGCACCATGGAATCCCGCAAGCCGTAAACCGAAAGCATCCGGCAAGTACCTTATCTGGACGAACGACGGAAGCATGATGGTAGCCGATTACTCCGTAAAATACGACGGATGGGGAATCCTGCCGGACGGCGGCAGAGCCTACGAAATCAAAGACGTTGAGTTCTGGATGAGCATTCTTCCCCCGACAATCTTCTGAACGAAAGGACAAAGGCAATGAAACAAAGGCTGATACAGAATACACTGATATCGAGCGGCGTGACAATGCTCGGAGTTATAACCTCATGCGGAATGTGGTACTACACCGTTCCCTCATGCGTCGTGTTCGCCGTAAGCGCATTGACAATGTGTCTGCTCACCATAGCAATAACAGCCGTCAGAGAGCTTTTCAGAGCGTATGAGCGCACACTGCCGAGAAAGCGCAGGAGAATCCGCATGAGATACGACAGCCGCGGAATGCACACCGACAGTCAGCGTCTCGGCTACGTATCGGCGGAAACAATCAGAGAGGTGTGCAGAAGATGAAAAACGAAAGGAGCAAAACAATGACTGACGCAGAAAGATGCGTAACGTGCGGAGCTGTGATACCCGAAGGGAGACAGGTATGCCCGATATGCTATGCGAAATACCACAACGACTACTCTGAAGAGCTGGCGTACCTCTGGAAGGTGCTGAAAAAGACCGAAAGCAGTCTCAAAACAGCCGACAAGAGAAACGCGCCGAACGAAGAACGCGCAAACCTCCGCAAAAGGCGCGATATGCTGTACACGATAATCAACATTGTGGAGGACGCGGGAGCATGAAGTGTCTGGCAAAGAAAACGCAGTACCAAAAGGCGGAAAGCGCACTCACTGCGGAATACGGAATGTGGCTTCTCGAATACGTTGACGTTGCTTTCGGCGTAACGCTTGCCGAGAGCTACGGCTTCCGCGAGAAGCGACTGCAAAGGTTTTACGACGGCAACCGTAACGGACTTTGCGAAATGGTGAACGCCAATATGCCGACAACGATGTTTGTTGACAAAGGCAAGGGCAGACGCAAGGGAGACAGCTCCGACCTCATTGACGATGGCGTAGACACGACGGAGTACATGATAAAGAGAGAACTCCGAAGCATAGGCTTCTTCGACTGCGATTTTGAAGCACTGTCGCCGGAGAACCGCTACGACAAGAACGCGCACCACACAAAGCTGGATGTCATGTCGCACAACGTGAGAACCGCATGGTACGAAGCGAACGCAAGACGCGCTGTAAGGCTCTACGCGGCGTACACGCTGATTTATATGCACGACACCTACAACTACGGCGCGGAGAGATTGAACCGTCTGTACGCGCTTGTCGCACCTCAGATAAAGTCCTACGTCGAACGCTTCTTAATAGGCAACCGCCGCGTCGACAGAGAGCTGCATGAGGAACTGGACGAGATGCACGAGAAGCTTGAGAAATGCGGACTGCACCTTGAAGAGGTTGTGAAGGAAGACGCGGTAGCGGTAAGCCGAAGAGAACCGCCGAAAGAACCAAAGAACCCGCCGATACACCTTGACATAGGCGAATACGAAAAAATCATGAAAGAAGTTGCCCGAGTGGCGTTATAAGGAGGATAAACAAACATGAAAGATTGCGAAAAATGCGAATACTGTGAAGGGTTTGACTATTACGACGGTACGCCGAATTGCACTTGCAAGGGTGGCGCAAGCAGTTGTCCGTACAACGACAGCGGAGATATAAGCAAGGACAAATTTAAAATCACGCTCGACATTCCGGATGTTAACGATTATATCAAGCACACCGTAGAAAACACCGTGGAACGCGCGATATATAGCATTATCGACAAATATGTGAGAGAAACAGTGCGGACAGAAATAGAGCAAGCAGCTAAAGTGTACGTTGAGAAATCGCTCGAAAAAGCCGTTGACGATGAAATAAAAGCCTATATGCAGGAAGACATAACCATAGGCGACAGCTGGAGTTCATCCAAGAGAACGCTAAGCAGGAACGACTACCTCAGCGAATGCACCGCTAAAGCTGTGGAATCAGGACTGAGTTCGAAAAAGATAGCCCAGACCGTCACCGATTACTGCGAAACTACAATAAACAAATTTGCGAGAGACCTTAAAGAAGAAGTAAATTTCAAAATAAAGGACAAGTTTGACGAAACGACAAGGAAAGCACTGTCGGATAATGTTGTAACAATGCTGATGGCGGGTGACACATACAAAAAGCTTTCCGACAGCATGGGGAGGATTTTAGAATGAACTTCAAACTTAAGGCAGGAGCGTTCGCACCGATAAGAGCGCACAAGCAGGACGCGGGAGTAGACCTTCTTTCCCCCGTCACGGTCACGATTTACCCGGGAGACAGCGCGGTAATTGATACGGGCGTTTGTGCGGAGATTCCCTGCGGCTACTGCGGGCAGATATGGTCAAAGAGCGGACTGAACGTCAACCACGGCATTCTCTCGACAGGAATGGTGGACAGCGGTTACGGCGGCAGTATCAAGATAAAACTCTGCAACCACTCCCACGAGGTGTACACGGTAAATCGCGGAGACAAGATATCACAGCTTGTGGTAACAGCCTGCGACACAAGCGACGTAGTCATAGTAGACGAGATAGCAAGCGGAGAGCGCGGAGAAGACGGCTTCGGCAGCACAGGAAGATAACTGCAACGGAATAGATAAGCTGCGACACGATTAGCAACGGAAACGAATTGAGAAGAAACGCACCGCGCCGAAATGGAATCGAATGGACAGGCGGCGAAAGGCACAGCGACGGAAACGTATTGATATGATAGGCATAGAGCAGGACCGCAACGGAAAAGCGAAGCACGGACAAGCGCGGAAACGGAAAAGCAAAAATACCGCGCCGGACGGAATCCGGCAGAAAGGATGAAAATATGAAAATCGACACAAATAAGTATTATATCGTAAGAGGAGACCGCTCCGGTGTATTCTTCGGCAGAATCAATTATCAAGATGGCAAGGAGGTACAGATGAACGATGCGCGTTGCATCTGGTATTGGGATGGCGCGGCGTCAATCATGGAACTTGCAATAAGCGGCACAAAAAAGCCAAACAATTGCAAGTTCACCGTGAGGGTGGAGGAATTAACAATCACCGATGCGATAGAGATAATACCTTGCTCAGATGAAGCGACGGCTATAATTAAGGCGGTGAAAGAATGGAAAGCATAACCAAACGAATAAAGGAGTATCTTAACACTGGCTCTGGCTATGGCTATGGCTCTGGCTATGGCTATGGCTCTGGCTCTGGCTATGGCTATGGCTCTGGCTCTGGCTCTGGCTCTGGCTCTGGCTCTGGCTATGGCTATGGCTCTGGCTATGGCTCTGGCTCTGGCTCTGGCTCTGGCTATGGCTATGGCTCTGGCTCTGGTGATGGCTATGGCGATGGCTCTGGCTCTGGCTCTGGCTATGGCTCTGGCGATGGAATAAAGAGCGTAAATAATTATGACATCTATATAATAGACGGTGTGCCAACCATAATCACGGCACTGCTTGATATTTACGCTAAAGGCTTTATTGTCGGCAGCGACTTTACGCTTAACCCTTGCTATATCGCAAAAAACGGAGACATTTTTGCACACGGCAAAACGCTCCGAGAAGCAGTAGCCGCAATGCAGGACAAACTGTTTGAAGACATGCCCGAAGAAGAGCGAATAGCCGCATTTATTGAATGCCACGATTACGATAGAGTATACAACAACACCGACCTCTACGATTGGCATCACAAGCTGACAGGCTCGTGTGAGATGGGTAGACAGCAGTTTGCGAAAGACCACGGCATAGACCTTGACGGCAAAATGAGAATAAAAGAGTTTATCGAGCTCACAAAAAACGCATACGGCGGCGAAATCATAAAAAAGCTCGAAAAAGAGTACAAGAAAGGAAGATAAACAGTAATGGCAAAGTTTAAAGTTGGGGATAGAGTCAAGATAGTTCGTAATGATTATCTGAATTGCGAAATCGGAGACACAGGAACGATAATGGCATATAACAGCGGCGCAGGTTATGCCGTGGAGTTTGACATCCCACGCCCTTATTATCATGGTTGCCGTGGGTTAACAACGCCCGGCCACGGTCAATGGGCATTGGAGGAAAATATCGAACTCATAGAACCAATCAAAGACAAACCAACCCGTGAATTTAAGTTGATTATCACATCATCCGGCGACACAACCACGGCAAAGCTGATACACGGTGAAAGAACTGTAGTAAAAGAAGCAACCGTGACAAGATACAGCAAAGACGAATACAGCGAGAAAGCCGCCGTTGAAGCTGTTGTGAAGAAGATTTTCGGCGAGGACGAGAAAAAGAACGAAGCAAACAAGCCGTACACTGGCAAGGCTGTGTGGATATGCGACAACGAGAGCGTTTATACAAAAGGCAAAATATATGAATTTGTTGACGGCAAATTCAAACACGATTTAGGATTTACAGTTGTCGGATACACCCTCGAAAAAATGAAACGGCTCGGCTGCTTTCTCCCGATAGTGGAATGATGGAGGAAGAATGAAATGTCGATGAGAGATTACGATGACCTCAAAGATATAGAGATTCCACGGGGACAAGAGATGATAATGGATATCAGATGAGTTACAAACGCTACTGGGAGCAAAACAAGGCTCGCCGACCATTCCCACCATTATATGAAGCCGCAAAAGCATACGGGAACGAGATATATTATCCAACACCCGAATATGTCAAATCAGGCTCATGCAGATGGTGTGGGAATCCGATTACAAACAAGCGCAGGAAATCATTTTGCTGTGATGAATGCCGAGATGAATTTGAACGAATGACAGTGTGGAATCGTGGCAGAGACGCATATTCTTTGCGGATTCTATACCGCGACAATTTCACTTGTCAGGACTGCGGAGAATTTCACGCTTTCAAAAACGAATACGGAATCTACATACCGATAGATGACGGAAAACTAAACGTACATCATATAGTGCCTGTATCAGAAGGCGGCGGGGATGAACCGACAAACCTTATTACACTGTGTGTTAGTTGCCACTTAAAACGGCATGGACGAAAGAATCATGAGAAAGAATGCGACGAAAGTGATGCTCGAACATATTAAAAAAGGTGAAATTATATGACATTAATCGAATTACAGAAAAAGTTGGGTGAGCAAATAGAACTTTTGACGGACGAGTATGTGTACAAGGAGGAAGAATGAAGATATATAAAAACCCGTGGGTGAGCCGCCCTCACTATTTTGTGCCGACTGGACCAGCTCGCTCCGCAAAAATGGAATCTGCCAAGTGCAATGGAATAACCGTAACGCTTTGGAACGGAGAATGGATGCTGGAAAAATCTCAAATGTATGTAAAAAGTCTCGACAAAATGCCAGTTGTCGGAGAGATTAGCAAAGCAGAACTTGAAAGCACGGTGATTGCAAGCATATTAGGAAGGGCGGAGTTAGAATGACTGAATACGAAAGATTACATGAGCTGCTGTACAGGCTGCGCGAGATAATGCCGGAGATAGGCGAAAATCCCGTTGCCGACGAGATGTACAACATGGTGTTTGAGTATGCCGAGAACACAGACGAAGACGTTGCAGAAGTAGTGAGATGCAAGGACTGTATCCATCACAGACAGCTTGACCGCAAAGACCGATACGAGGACAGCTTCATCGAGGGCTGCCTTTGGTGCATGCTGGGGCGAGGAGACGGCGTTATGCCTTGGCAATACTGCGACGATGGCAAAAGAAGAGAAAGCGAGGATGAAGAATGAACAACGAAGATAATAACGTACACGCTCAATCGGCAGGCAAGATTGACTGCAAAGAAAGGATAGCACAAAACGAATGCGATGCAAAATAAGCGATTGTTTTAATTGCCCATATCCCGACTGCATTAATGATTCGTTTTATGATTATAAGCTGTCGGACAAGCAAAAAGCACGTCACAACGAACTGGCACTCGGACGTCTTGAACAGCGTAGAGTAAACGGCATTTGCACCTATTGTGGAAAGAATCCCGCGGACAAAGGCTATAAAACTTGTGCAGAGTGCAGAAGAAAACTGACGCGGTATGCCCACAGTTATTGCAGGACGAAGAAAAACAGAACCGCACGAGAGATTATGGACGGAATAAGCCTATGCAAAATGTGTGGAAAAAGACCGCCTATAGAGGGAAAGAAGCTGTGCGAAAAGTGCTATAAAATCTGTGCGAACAATCTACCCGCCGAACGCGGCGGTAAGAAACTGAACAACGACTTTGCCAAAGAAATTGAAAATTATTATTTGAGGGACAGGAATGAAAAGAGATGAGATTATCACGCTCTTAAACGACGCGGCAAAGCGGTACAATCAAATGTACAATGAGCTTGCCGAAATGACAGGCACTTACGACACAAAAATGTGGCAGGAGCTGAGAGCCATATCTGAAGCGCGGTATATTCTCTCACGCTTGCCGCAGGTCGTGAATTGCCCAGACTGCGGGAGAATGTACGATACCGATTATCTTCACTTCTGCGGAGGTGGAGAGCGTGTGGTGAATGGAGGTGGTACGCACGAAAACGGTAATGTTTAAAATCGACTACCCGCCGACCAAAGCCGGAAAGACAGCATGGAACAGACGCTACGGACTGAACGCATACTACGCGGGCAAGCATTGGGCGGTACGCAAAAAGGACGCGGAGTATTGGCACACAATAACCCGCGCCGCAGTCAAGGAGTGCATTAAAAAGCCTGTGATGTTCGATAAACCAGTTGCGTTTACATATTGGTTCAACTCTCAATTAGATTTGTCAAATTGCAGCTCGTTTGTGAAACTCATAGAAGACGGTACGAAAGACTTGCTGATACACGACGATAGCCGCAAGTATGTGAAACAAATCAATATGCTGTGGCACAACGAAGACTATATTTTAGTAAAGATACAGGAGATAGACGCATGAGCAAAGAAAACCGTGAAACAATCCTTAGCGAAGTAAAGAAGATAATCTGCGACGACCGCAACGAGCAGTACGGCGAGCCGGAAGACAGCTTTGAGAAAATAGCGGATTACTGGACAACGTATCTCAAGCACAATTGCGTTGCACCCGGCGCGGACTGTGATTTAGGAGCGCGAGACGTAGCTATATTGATGGTGCTGTTCAAGCTCGGTCGAATGGAGACAAGCTTTTTCTGGAGCTACGACAGCTTTATAGACGCTATAGGCTATATGGCTTGCGCAACGGATATCGAATACCCGAAATTGACAAACTGGGAGAAAACCAATGCAGATAATTAAAATAATCGTCGCAATACTGCTGTATTTGTGCGCTATACTTATTTACGGCGCAGTTGAAGTTCTAAGGGCAAAAGGCGTGAAGAGCGCAAAAAACGCGAAACCAAGAACACTGTTTGTGATTTACGCTTTTGTTGCGTTGCAAGTCATAGCCGCTACATTACTGCTGAGAATGTAGGAGATAAATTATGCCAATAAGAGGAATTATCGTCATAATTATAGTCGCAGTTTCTCTCGGTTTGTTCGAGGGAGAAAACATAATAAACTTTTTCAAAAACTTAAACGATAAAGGAGATAACGAAAAATGAAACAGATTATAGGTGTAATAGTTACTGTATGCGTAGCAGTTGCTTGTATAGTCGGCTACGCAGTAACACATGAAACCATCCCCGCCGGATATGTCGGCTACGTCTACGACAGAACGGCAACCGCAGAAGATAACGTAATCCCCGGCACATCGGTTCTCAATACCGAGCGTACAGGCAGAATCTCAATTAACCCCTTTACACAAGAGGTCATTACATATCCAACAACAATCGTCTCAAAGAACTGGACAAACATCGGCGAGGGCGACAATAAGAAAGATATGTCAATGCAGATAGCATCTCAGGAAGGTAAGAATATCGACGCGGATATCTATATAAGCGTTCGTCCGATAGATATCGAAAAAATTATAAAATCGTTCGGTACAAAGTCGTTTGATTCAATTATCGACAACGACATCTACGGTCTTACAAAAGGTAAGCTGTCAACCGTAACTCAGAACTATTCCGTTTACGATGTACAGGCAAGCCGAAGCGATATCCAGAATCAGGTTTTTGAAGTCCTTAGTAAGAATCTTGTCGAAACCTACGGTGTAGAGCTTGTCAGACTTGAAATCGGCACTCTGATTCTCCCGACAGATATAGCGGAAAAAATTGACAGAAAGACAGAAGCGCAGAACGAAGTCGAACTTGCAAAGCTTGAAAGAGATAAGCAGGACGAAATCAATCAGCAGATAGTCGACGCGCAGAAAGCTCAGTCCGAAAAGGAACTTCTTCAGCGGCAGACAGAAGCGGACGCAAAAGCCTACGAAATCACGAGAGAAGCAGAAGCCAACTTAGCCGCACAGGAAGCAGAACTTAAAATAGCAGCTTCAAAGGTTGAACAGGCGAAGCTCGAAAAGGAAGCCGAACTCGAAAAACAGAAATCCTTTACAGATGAATACTTCCGCGATAAGGAACTTGACGTTCAGAAAGAAGCAGTAAAGGCAATTAATGGTTCAGTTAAAACGATTATCACATCAGGTGACGGCGAAGGTTACGGAGCATTGTTCGGAATTAAAGAAGTGTTGAACAACATTGAAGAGTAAAGTCGAAATTGAAAGGAAGTGTTGACTTATCGCAAACTTTAACTTTAACCGCGTTATCCTCGGAGGACGTTTGACGGCAGACCCCGAGCTGAAAACCACACCGTCCGGAATTTCCGTAACATCATTTACCGTTGCGGTCAACAGACGTTACTCCGGCAAAGACGGAGAGGAAACTAAAGCGGACTTCTTCTGCGTTACCGCATGGAGACAGACAGCTGAATTCATCACGCGCTATTTCAGAAAAGCAAGCTCCATCTGCGTAGTCGGAACTCTTCAGACAAGAACATGGACAGACCAGCAGGGACAGAAGCGTTTTGCTACAGACATTGTCGCTGACGAAGCACATTTTGTTGACGCGAAGTCGGAAATGCCGCAAGCCGCTCCGCAGTCAAGCTACATCCCCGACGCATACACCCAACCGAAAACAGCTGCCACCACACCTGTATTCGAGGACATAAACCCCGATTCGGAAGAACTGCCTTTTAATTGAGGGTTACGTCTCCCATACAAAAGACGAGAAAAGCAAGGTAAAAACTTATGGGGTATAACGGCAAAGGTATAAAGTGGAACGACGAAATTGTCAAAATGAACTGAAGAAAGTTATGACGGCGCTCGGGATTTCAAGAATGCCAACATCCAACGAGTGTAACTTAGTATATGGAAGTAAAGCACTGTCTCAAAGAATTACCAAGAGAAAAGGTGGATGGTGGTGATTAGCTAAAGAAATGAATTTAGATATAAAAGCCAAGCCAAACACTAACAGGGAAAAAAGGCAAAGAATATAGTGATTCACAATACGCAAATAAGCATAGGCGAAATCAGTAGTGTTTATCATCAGTATATAGACAAATGGGATTACATCGTTTCCCTTTCCGACTACTGGAAACGTATATAAGCGAGGTGCATATGAAAGAACTGCCAACGATAGAACAGATGCAAAAACTATTCCCCGACTATCCGTGCGGACGCGGAAAATGCAAATATCAAGGAAATCAGCTTTTCAGAGCACGTCGTTGTTCAAATGTTGATTGCCCGGAATTTAAAGCATGGTTCGTAAAACACTGGGCTAAAATTTGTGGAAGAAAAGCCGAATAAAAAAAGAGAGCAAGGAATCGCTTCCCTGCTCTTTTCTATTTTGCGTGTCTTGCAATGCTTAGTACGGCTTTCTCCGAAAGTCCCGCTGTTCTGTCGGTCGCTGTGGCGAGAACTGTTACAAGTCGCACAATCAGCTTTAGCCGTTCCTCGGAGTAGCTTTGTAGTATCTCGGCTATCTCGGTTATAATTTGTTCCTTCATTTTGCACTTCCCTTCTTTATTCTGCTGTCGATTATATCACACGAACGCTTGTTTGTAAATAGCTTTTGTGAAGAAAATGTGTTTACTTGAGAAGTTTTTTATTTTTCTCGAGAAGTTTCGCGAAGCGCAAAAGAAGGATTATGCCTTTGTCGTTTAGTTTGCTTACGATATTTGCTAACTCAAATCTGCAATGCTTCATCTGTCTGTCCCTTCTTTGTTGGAAATATTTTCTAATTCAAGTGTAACATGCTATTCGAGAGAAGGCAATAGCCGAGTTTAATATTCCATATTAAAATCAGATACAAAAATATACTGGTTTTACATTCGACAAATTTATGCACTTATCGGCGCACATTCAATGTTGACAAACATTTAACAACGTAAAAGAGCACCCCCATCCAGAAGAGTGCTCTTTTACACAGCAAATTCATAAACAAAGGAGGAACATGACAGAAGTCACGAAAGGAAACGGAGGGAGTTGAACCCTCGCAAGCAGTCTGTTGACCGCCAAACGACCGATTCGCCGTTCCCATGTGTGACAGCTTTAAAAGCCGCCACGGGTTGAAACAACACGACCGAAAGGACGAACGACCATGTTTGCCGCGCTTTGCGGAGTTGAACCGCAGTTGTACACATTACGGTATCGTCTGCCGTTGAACGTATAGCGCGATATCCGAGCAGCCCGTTGGCGGTTCATCACTCCCGCTTTTTGCTCGGATATTTTAAAAGAAAGGAGTTTCAATACGAAGAACAACCAGAATTCATTGTCCTATGACAACATTATAGCACGTTTAAACGCATTTGTCAACATATTTATCAACGTTTAGTAATATATTGTTTGTCACGTTTAATGTTTACTAAATAGCTTTGCAAACCAATTTAACTTACGCTTGTTACCTTGTTCAACATCGGATTCGTTTGTTGACTCAACGTTATTCTCGTCTGCAACAGTTTTTTTGCCGGCTGAGACGTTCTGTGAGCCGTTCTGTGGCGCATTAACAAACTTATCCGATTCACTGACCGCATGGAGCGTTTGTGCCTGCACAGCGGTTTGTAGCGCGTTGTGGGCGAGTTCAGCGAACTTGCTGGCGTAGTCTGCAATCTGCTTATCACGTTCGTCAAGCATTTCCGTCTTCTGTTTCAGCTCGTCTGCCTGTCTGTCAATTACGTTTCTGAGAGCTTCTACAGTCTCCTGTAGGCTCTTTATTGTTTCTGCGCTCAAACACTCGTGTCCTTCGTTTTCTTCGCTCTCACAAGCCTGTGGTGCGTCACACGCGGTTTCCGCAACTGCTTCTTGTTTTTTTGAGTTGCTATATAGTTTCAATGCATCCTCGGAGATTCTTTTTACTCCGTCCTCGCTTGTCACTATATATTCTTCAAGACCGTTCCGCTTAATTCTTTGATATACCGATTGACTTGTCACTCCGGCTCTGTCGGCGAATTCGGCTATTGTGAGGTATTTCATGGATTGCTCCTTGCTTTTGTGATTGAGAATTTAATATGAGTTATACTTCTTCCCGTCCGCGTCGGCTCATAGGCTACACGCAAATCACTAACGGCGTTAATTTCGTCAACGGCAGTGTCGATTACGCGCTTGCGAAAATCAATAAAATCCGAATAACCGCCTATTTGCATAAGCGTTTTCAAATTTTCAACAGAAACGGTGTACTCGCCTATATTGGCATAGCTTTTAAGTATCTCGTACAAACGTATAGTGTGTTTCGATTCCATGTTTAACACGGTTTGAAGCTGATATGCCGTATACGATTCTTTGAGTTCGAGCAAATAAGGCGCTAACCGCTTGTCAAGCTGAATCCTAACCCGCGATTCATTTTCGTATATTTCCGCGCCCGAAATCCATGCGCATAGCTTTCTTACATTTCCGTCCACTATCCAGAATGACTTGTCGCGTATGGATTGCAGCGTTTCACGGAGATTCTTGTAATTCTTGCCGTTTTGAGTAATTCCAAGTGCTTCACACATATCTTGCAGATTGAAATCATACTCATAAAGTTCTTTATCATCTGGTTTTACCTTGCTTATCGTATACAATATGACTTTTTGCTCCTGTGTTGTCATTCCGTATCTTGACTTTTGAATTAGTTCGTTCTTTTTGACAACCAAATTATTAATTTTTTTATCGCTATTTTCCATGGTTACTCCCTTCATGTTGAAATCTCTGTGCAAAACTATGTTGAAAACATTGTTGATAACTGCAAAAGAACAATTTTCCCGTGTGTTTTCTCGGTTTTACAGTTACCAAATGTCCTGTTTATCGTTACCAAATGTCCTGTTTATCGTTACCAAGTGTCCTGTTTTACAGTTACCAAATGTCCTGCTATCCGTTACCAAATGTCCTGTTTATCGTTACCAAGTGTCCTGTTTAACATTTCCCTACTTTAATTATATAAAAATAGTAAAATAATAAGTATCTCTTATAAAAGTAATAAGTATGTTGTTTCACGAACTAAAGCGCATAAATTTTGCCTGTTGAAAACTCAAAAGCGAATACACGGTTAGTAAGCAGAAAGAGAAAATTTTTACCATATTGTAATTTTAAGCTATCTGCCATGCCTTGTCAAGACGTTATCTAAATATTGACAAACGTCTAAATCAACATTTTTCAACGCATTGGTAAACAGATTTACAAACATATTGACAGGGAAGTGTATTTTAGGCAATTGCCGAAAATGATTTGATGAACAATGAAGTCAATCGCGTTCCGCAACCAACTGTAAAGAATGGGCGATTCTTTACAGTTTTTTTGCTATTCTTAAATTCTATTAAAGCACCACTTATAAAGACAAGCGTGTTTATTGCTCATGTCTTTAACGATTAAGTCAACTTGCAGAAGAATAAACAATAAAAGAGGGTAGTTTTACAACTATCCTCTTTAAACTTTACTCATGTTTACACAACATTTGTCAACGTTTCTCAACTATGCATTCATAGTATTTTGCGAGTTTATCTTTTCCTGCGTCCTCATCGTCAAGGAAAGCGTGAGCCATTGCCGCATAGAAGTCAACAGAGTTGAGATTAAACTCCTTGCCTATTTTGTAGTAATCGGAGTACATCATGTTAATTGCAGCGTAAAATTCGGCGGGGTCGCAGTCATAGCCGTGCTGCCGTCTCACCTGCTCCGTTTGTTCAAAATTCCAATGTCTCCCGGTTGAGCCGTCGGCGTTCTTCATTTTTTCCGTCCACTCGTCCGCGTCCTCTCGGGTAAACTTGTCGTGCTTTTTCCCGCGTCTGCCGTAGCTCTCGCGCTCACGTCCGTCATAATCGCGGCGGTCTCTCATGTCGTACTCGCCGTAGTAGTCGCGCTTGCCGTAGCCGTCGTACTCATCATAATCAGGCTGACGGCGGCGGTCATACTCGGGGTATCTTTCCTCGCGTCGGTCGTATCTGTCATAATCGTGTTGTCTGCGGTCACGCTCATAGTCGCGCTCGTGTCTGTCGTAGCCGCCGTATTCACCGCGCTTGTCCTTGCTACTCGACATCATGAGCAGCCAGTTTGGATTCATCCTCTTCATACGGTTTCACCTCCCGTTGTGGTGGTGGTTGGTGCTGTGCCGTTGATTGAGCGCAGGTCGTTGTTAGGCGCACATGCCGGTCTGCCGAGCAGTCTAAAGCTGCCGCCCGTCGGTGTAGTGATTACAACCGCGCTGTATCTCGTCCGCGCCCTTATCGAGCAAGCGGTCAGCTGAGCGCAACAACGGTTAGTCAGCGGGTATAGCGTAGTGCCATCTCCGATTGTGACGTACACGGGAGCGGTGATTGTCGTCGCCGTCGGAATTGCCTGAGCGACTACGACACAATATTTTTCCCCCGCGTTATATGCGCCCGCAGGGAGATTGATTACCAGGTTGCCGCCGGTAAAGGACACCGACTGCGATAGGATAAAGCGCGGACAAAGTCTGCATACATTAGTACAAGCCATTTTTTTATACCTCCAAAAAATCAAAAGGGAAGCGGTATGCCGCTCCCCCGAAGTTGGTCACGGCTTAAAGCCGGAGTTGTGAATCAATAGTTGCCGCAGCCGGAACAGCCGGAATTGCAGCCATAGTTGCCGTACTGCCAAGGCGCGGGAACGTTGAATGCGGGTACGGGCGCCTTACAGCCGAGCTGACTTACAAGATACTGATTCTGCGCCTGCTGTGATGCGGCAAGCTCAAGTCCAAATATCCTCTGTGTCTGCGCTGCAATCTGTGCGTCCTTCGCCGCTATCTCCTGCGCCGTCAGTCTGTCGGATATGCCACGGAATCCGCTATTCATCGCGTCGATGATATCGCGGGTGTTGTTAGCGGCGTTGGTGTTAATCGCGCAAGTGTCGGTTGCCATGCGGTAGCCAACATCGGCAAATCCGCGCTCCATTGCTCTGCCGTTGTCGCAGCAGCACTGCTGGAGCTGTGTCGCAAGAGCCGCCTGTCCGCGCTCAACACCGTTAAATCCCTGCATCATTGCGACGTTATTTGCGTTAAATCCCTGCTGTGTCTGATAGCCGAGGTTGCAAACCGCATTGTCGACGCCGTGGAATCCGTTGAGGATGGATGTGTTAAGCCCGTAAAATCCGTCGCAAAGTCCCTCTTGTACGCCGCGGACGGAATTCTCAAGCCCGTTGAATCCAAACTCGCTCTGGAGGTCTGCGCGTGTTAATCCGCCCTGAGTGCCTGCCGCCATTACGTAGGGGAGTGCGCCCATGCCCGAGGAATCGCCGTTGTTTCCGCCGAAGCCGTTACGACCCCAGCCGAATATGATAGCGAGGATGATTACCGCCAATTTGTTCACGTCAAAGCGCAACCCCTGACGCAGTCTTGCCGTTATAGGTAGACTTCTGACGTTTTCACGCCAGTGCAGACTATATCTTCACCTGTATTTCTACAGGGCAACATTTTTCTTCCGTCATTAGCTTACGGTTTTACTCTCCGTCAAGGAGATAGTCGTTGAGGGTCTTCCATGCCTTAAAAAGGTTTAGGACTGTCCCTGCTAAACACCCATTGTAGAAGCACTTAGGACTGACACCGTGCCAGTTTTTTTATTTCGCCATATGCCATCTCACTGTTTTTTCTGCTTTCGCGCCGTTCAGTTTGCCGTTTCCGACTGCTGTTTAGGTAGTGAGCTTTAGGGATTAAAAGCATTTAACGTTGAGTTTACACCGATTACTCGATATAAAGGGTAGCCGTAGTTATAATCCTACTTTTGCCCAAAGTCCTTCATTTCCGAAGAAGCCGCCGTCACGGTTGTTGCTGTCTCCCTGACCCGCAAGGAAACCTGTCAAAAGTTCGTTGCCCATGTTTTTTCTCCTTTTCGATTTATTTCATCCGCTTTCGCGTGATGTTCAAAAAATAATTTTTGGACAGTTTTTTAATCAGGTCGACTGCCAAACCGAAAAGGGAAGTGTTATTTATTGATATTTGCTTGTATTTGTTGTTATTTGCTGATACCGAGTGAGCGCATTAAATCACCCAGGTCTATACCGCGCTCTTTCGCCATGTTTTGCGCCATGGTTTGGAGCTGGTGCGCGTCCTTGCCTTTGATAAGTTCGACGGCTTTTGCATACTGCGCACCTTGTCCTGCGAGATTGCCGAGGATGTTGTTAAGCGGCTGACCTGCACCGAGAGCCTGCATTACGAGCATTGCGGGATTAAGATTAGGCATTTTCCGTTACCTCTTTCTTCCCCTTAGTGGGATTTTTCATCTTTTCTACCTCCGTTTGGAGAGCGGCAAAAGCTGCGCAAAGTTTGTCAAAATCCGCACGGGGAGTGTAGTCCGCCGTGTCTTTAGCCGGAGCTGTCGGAGGTGTATAAGCAAAATCCGCAAAATCCGACGCGCCGGTCTGCGAGTTGAATCTCTTGATATATACCATGCCGTGCGCCATGTCGGGCATGATAACTCCCGCCGCCATAAAATCACAAGGTGTCGCGAGTGCTTCCTCACGGCTTGTGACGGGTCGGCAGATAAATCCGCTCTGCACCTGCGGTTGTGGTGCGGTCTGCTGAGGTTGCGCCTGCTGAATCTGCGGATTGTAACCGCTATAGTACGGATTTGTGTTATAACCAAAGTTGTACGCCATATATCCTCCAAAACAAAAATCTCTCTGTGTCTGATACAATTGTACCATTGCAGAGAGATTTTTTCTTTCAAGAGATTTTCAGATTATTTGCACTGTTTTTGCATTTAACTTGCCTATAACTTGCTTTCAAACTTGATTTCGCACATTGCAAATTCAAACAGTCCAAATATAGCACTAAAGCAGTCTATATCCAGTCCTATTTTAACTTGCTTACAACTTGCCGGACTTATGTAAGATGTATACGAGCTTCGCGAGAGCCACCTTGTGCCATTTTGAGACGGTGGTATACTCGCGCCCTACCGCTTCGCACACGTCCTCCAGACAGCCGTTGTCAACGTACAGTATCTTGAGCAACCGCTTGTACTCCGGCTTGAGATTGCATCGGTCAATAGCGTCCGCTATGTCCTGAGTATCGCCGACACTATGCACCGCTTGTCTGCGTTTCGCATGGTCGGTCAACCTTATCCCTCCTTGCTGTCCTCCTTTTCGGCGGTGTCGATAATACCTTTGATTCCCTCCGCGTCAATCCGCGCCGCGTCAACTTTGCTCTCGCCGTAGATGTAGCCGATAATTGAGGATATCGCCGTAATCGCACCCGCAACCTTGCCCGCAATCTCGCCGTAGTCGCTCTCACCCACGCCGAACGACATTGCCACGCCGATAATGATACCGATGATTGTTACCCACAGCTTTCTTGAGGTCAGCTTCTGCTTCCAGTTGATTTTGTTATTCATATTATTCTCCTTTTTCGTCTTCATAAGTTATTTCTTCCTCTCCGTAATCGGAGTGATATTCCTGTTTGATTTTTTCACGGTTTTCCATTGCCGACTTGATGAGATATCCCACCACTCCGCAGCCCATGGGAGCGCCGATGTATGTCAGCAGTCCGTCAAGAGATGCCATGTCGGGAGCGATTATCAGCTGGACCACAAGATAGCACATGCCAAAAATCGCGCCCGCAAACCACAGCTTCACAATTGCCGACAGCTGACGTTTTGAGTATTCAACGTCCTTTTTTTTCATGATTTTAGTTTGAGTTTAGTTTTAAATTAGTTTTAAACAGTCCGTTAATGCGTTGCTAACGCGTTAAAATGCAATGATGTTGTTGACCGCACGGCTGCCGCCCGTTGACCGTCTCTTGATTCCCTCAACACGGATGTACGAGCCGCCGCCGTCAAGAGCAATAACATTCTCAAAACCTTCACCCTGTATCTTTCGCCAAACCTCGCCGGACTTGATGTAGTTTGCCGAGGTAGTTTTGAGAGTGAGTACCCATATCTCGCCGCCCCTGATGCCGAGCATGTTTCTCGATGTGCCGTAAGTGGTCGAGCCGTCCCAGCCCTCCGCGCTCACGTAGCTCATGTCGACAGGTTTTTTGTCGGTCACAACCGGCACACCGCTGATAGCGTACTTGATTCCCGACGGGATTTTGTCAACGCGCTCGATTGTCGGCTTGCCGGAGTACGGCACGAGCAGGGTAGATACCTTTTTGCCCGCAAACTGCTTTGTCGCATTGTCGGCGATACTGTACACAAGGTGGTTTCCGTAGACGTGTTCAAAGAGATTTCCCTTTGCCGCCGCCGGAATGTCCTTGATATCGCAGGCAAGGTTAGCGACAGGGAGCGTGTACACCTCGCCGTCCTCCGAGCGGTAATTTGCGAAGAAGCCGCCGTTGATGTATCTCTTAACACCGCCCTTGCGCTTGTCCGCGTCATGATAGATTATCGCAAAGTCTTTGGCGCGGGTGTATGTGATGCCGTCCTTGTCGTAGCTGTCTTTGTACACTGTCGGTTTTTTCGGCGCGGATTTGA